CTTCAACTATTTTGGATTTAATTGAAGAATATCCCAATCTGGAAGAGATTACATGTTGTCCTAGTATTTTTAATAGGATTTCCAAGAATTATATTGATGCTTTGAACCAGCTTGACATTACTGTTTCTAAAAAGTATAACTGGGGAGCTAAACCTAAATACTCTTCATTGGAAGAGGATATATTGAATTTAGCCAAAGAAGGTAAAAAAGCAAAAGAGATAGCTGGTTTATTGGACATTTCTCAAAATAAAGTTTATTATCTCCTTAGAAAAAATAAACAGGGGGTCAAATTTGATAATTACTCTAAAAAACATAATCATGATGAAGTCAAATCTTTAAAAGAAGAAGGTTTAAAACCAAAGGAAATAGCTTCAAAATTAGATATTCCCCTTAGAACAGTTTATTATATTTTAAATAAGAAATAGTTATTTTATTTTTTAATAATCAGAAGGGTTTGATAAAGATAGATAATGTTTAAATTATCTTAAAATCAATAGGACAACAATAACTTAATAAATATAAACTTGTTCTTCCATATATAATATTAATAAATATCAGCTTATGATTATTTTATCTTTTGATAATTATAGGGAAATGAAAGCTTATTTAATTGATTAGTTCACAGCTATTTTAATAGATAAATATCTTTGAATAGTTTTTAAACTAATTTAATGGAGGTATTATGATGATTACATGTAGTGTTTGTGGCCATCTAAATGATTCATCAAGAGCAATATGTGAAGAATGTGGATCTGACTTATCAGATAGTCAGGATTGGGGATATGACTTCGATGACAGCGATGATTTTGATTAAGTGATTAATAATTATATAAAATTATTTTGAGAGTCTGAATTTTTTTCGCGATGAATATGATGAGATATAGTAATTCATAGAGAAATTTAATAATAAAATTGAAAAACATTTATGTCTTTCTGAAATTGCATAAATACTGATGAGTACAAAGAATATTACAACGTTTATAGATATAAATCAGTATATAAAAATTTAAACGAATTAATAGAATTATTTAAAGAAAAATTGTTGATTTAATAATATTCTGCGAAAGTCTGGTGAACGAATATTTTTTGGTGTAAATTTGGTAAAGTATTACTAATAGGTTTTTTTAGTTATTAAAAAAAGTTTTAGGAGAATAAGATCTCCTTTTAAATTAGTTTTGTTGTGTTATTTTTTGGTTTTAAAAGTTTTTTATTTTATTTTCCAAATTCTGCTTTTATTTGTTTAATTGATTCAATGTTTAATTGAGTTATTGTTGCTATTTGTTTTATGGTGTAATTTTCTTTTAGCATATTTTTTGCGGTATTTATTTTTTCTTCTTCTTTTCCTTCTTTTTTCCCGTTTTCGTAGTCTTCTTGTCTCCATTCATCGATTATTTTCATGGTATCCCTCAGTATGTTTGTTAATTTTTTGTGTTGTCTTTCATTTTTGATGAATTTTTCTACTATTAATAATTCTATTCCAAATACAAAATCACTGCTGCATTTCATTGATTTTCTTACTTCATCTAGTGTTTTCACGGTTTTTTCTATTTGTTTGTCTAATGGTTTTTTTGAGCTCATAAATGGAGCTAGAGCTAAATTTAGCATTTCATGTCTGGTTATTTTTTGATTGTTTTTTATTTTATTTTCTATATTATTTATAATTTTATCACCATCAAAGTCTTTTAGTGAAACACTACTAAAAAAATCATAGTGTTCAAGAATACTTCTCAAATGGGGTCTTGGACAATATAAATGTTTAGTGGATACAAATTATATCTGTGATAAATATGGTTTTCGAACAATTCGTACAAGAACGAAACTTATCAAAAGAAACAAGGCGAAGATATAAAACAATATTAAAAAAATATGCCTTGTTCAATGATATGAGTTTGGAAGAATTGTTAGATGAAGCAGACAAAGAAGAAATCAAAGGAGTAAGATGGAAAAATAGAAAACTCAAAACAAGACTGATTGAATTTAGAAAATATTTGTATAATTCATTAAGGTCATCAACTGCAAAAATGTATTTTATAAGTGTAGTATCATTTTACAGGCATTTTGAGATAGAAATCCATAAATTACCTTCAACAAGTAATGTGAATGTTCATTCACCTGAACCAGTAGAGTTTTCAGATATTCCCACAAAAGAATTACTTCAAAAAGTGATAAACGAATCAAAAAACAATACATTCAGAACAGTAATATATTTCATGTCAAGTACAGGATTAGCAATGATTGATACATTAAATTTAACTGTTAAAGATTTCCTTACTGCATGCAATGTTGAGAGTATTGATGAATTAGATAACTTATCAGAATATGTTTCCACATTCAAATTAAAACGGAGGAAAACAGGAAAATATTTCTATACATTTGCAACACCTGAAACAACAAAGCAAATAATAAATTATATCCATTCAAAACCAAATGTGAACGTGGGTGATAAATTATTTGATATAAGTGCAGATTACTTATACCAATTGTTTCGAAAAACAAATGATAGATTAGGTAAAGGTAGAAAAAATAATCAGAGTTTGTTCAGAAGCCACATGTTAAGGAAGTATCATGCAACAACATTACTCAATTCTGGTTTGACTCTTGAACAAATAGATGCTTTACAAGGTAGGAGTAAGGAAATTACTCACCAATCATATTTTCTTGATGATCCCAAAGTTTTGAAAGAAATTTATATGGAGCATATGGATAAATTAACCATATTTGGAGATAGTGAAGAAATACATGAATTAAAGGAGAAAAATCGAAAATACAAGGAGAAATTTGTGGAACAAGAAGAATTAATTAAGGAAATTGTTGAAGCACAGGAAAAATTAGAGAAACTATTGGAACTCTGATTCAAATAATTATTGTTAAGTTATGTTAGGCAACCACTCCGTAACATGACTATAATTATATGAACTTCGAGTTCCAAGATTTCATTGAGACAAACAAAATAAATGGAAGATATTTTTTAAAAAAAAAGTATCTTTTACATAATATTTTGTGTAAAATCACTCACCCGCATCAGATTTAAGATTGGGTTGAGCATATTTTATTTTGTTGTTTTCATGTATTTATAGTTTTTTCTAATTTTTGTGTGTTTCACAACACACAACCAAAAGATTTATATACTATAAAGAACATAGTAATATACAAGAACAGAAAAGTAAAGGGAAAAACAACCACAAAAAAATTTCCCAAAACAAAAAACTGTTCCCAAAAAAAGGAGGCAAACAAATGGAAGAAATAACCTATAAAGGAGAACATGGAATCTTCATGACTCATGAAGAACGAAATGACTTGTTCTCATTAATAAAAAAACAATCCGACTTAGCAAAACAAGCAATGCAAAAATCTGAAGAAACAATCAGAGTGTGTAAAAATGAGTTGGCTAAATGAGATCGACAATTGCATCAAAACATCAGATGCAAAAATCGAATTTCAAAAAAATGTTGTAGAAAAACAAGAATCCAACATTCAAAGAAAAAAAACCTGCCAACCAAGAATAAAACAAGCAAAAGCAGTAAAACAATTAATCAGAAATATTGATTACAAAAGAAAAACAGCACTTGTCGAATCTAAGGCAGGGAAGGTTTACCCAGTAATATTAAGTGACCAAGCATTAGCCAAAAATGTCACAGAAACAGATCTGGCAATTGTTAAAAAAGTCAATGGTTACTGGATAATGATAGATGTTGAAAAACCAATGAAAATGGATTCATCAACAGCAGAATTATTTGATGAGGGATATGAATGGTGTCAATATTAATTAAACTAAGTAACTGGATTGATATTCATAGGAAACGAAAACTGAAAACAAAACAACCAATAAAAATAAGAATAAATAATTGGGTTATGAGGAACTTTGGATTCCTATTATTATTAATAGTCTTCCTAATGCTCATATTATTCATGATTTTCAGTTTCCAAATAGTAGGAGCATCATTAGAATCAGGCAACTATTATAACCATTTAGGTGATGTAATATGATGAGAAGAATGGTTAAAAGACACTTCCCATTAGCTACACCTATTGAAATTAAAAAAATAATTTCATTAAGTGAAGCAACAAATCCTAAAAGATTAGATGAATGGTTAAATGATTATATCTACATTACAATAGAAGAATGCTATGATAGATATGATGACTTATTAACAACCACATATGATGATTGGGTGGATAATTTCCAACCATATCAAGTAATAGAGCAATTGGCAGAAGAACAAAAATTACCAATTATTTATTTAAGTGAAAATGCATTTTTATTAAATGTAAAAACATGAAAAAGAGGAGTTAAAAAAATGGGAAAAATTCATTAATGGACCATATAATAATGTCTGAACTGATGAAAACAGAAATGGCTATGGCGTCATTTTCAAAAGAACACATAATCGAAACATTAGAACATATTATTGAAACAATCAAAAAAATTGATGAAGAAGATAGTCTCGCACTTGCAAGTGCAGGTCAATCAATGAGCAGTACTGGAAATATGATAGCAATAGCTGGTGTTAAAAAATACAGGAACAAAATAATCAGAGAAAGGAGTTAAAATAATGAATACTAATAATATTGAAAATAATATAGATGAATTCATATCTATGAATAATTTATTAAATTTAATGATGGCAGAACAGAACTTTAATAAAAAAGACATAATTGAAACATTAGAAAATATGGCACAAACCATAAATGACATAGAAGATAATGATTATACTACATTAGGCATTGCAGGAACAGCAATGATTGATATTGGTCAATTATTAGCAACAGTAGCAATAAAAAAAATTAGTGGGGACAAACAATGAGTGAAAGAGCATTATTAAATACACTAAATTCAGCAATAGTTGAAGCACATACAGAATACATTAATGCAAAAAAAGAATATTTAACTGCAAAAAATAATCTTGCAGAAGCAGAGGCACAAATAAGTTTAACAGATAAAGAAACATGGAAAGACATAGGCATCACAAACCAAGCAGGAAGAGATGCATACATTAGACAACAAACAAAACAACTACATGATAAACTTAATCAGGCAAGACTTGCATTAGATTACTGTGAAGTGCAAGCACAGTATCAGGAAAATAAACTAAAAATATATCTTGTAACAACAGAGGAATAAAATGACAAAATATGTTGGAACAGCATTCAGTATGCAAATGATTCAGGGTGGAGTAGGTTTGCTTGAATATTGCCAAATATCTGAAGAAACATTCAGAAAACTCGTTCAAGGAGCAGTATCCTTTGTAGGACACAAGGACATGGCAGAACACCTTGGAGTACCAGTGAATCGTGGAAACCTTATACTTGAAGATGGAGATGTACTATATCTTGCCCAGAAATGTAATGGGAGAAATGGTTCAAATGCTCCACCTGAAGATGTGGAAATCAAATATTATCAAATATTTAATGTAGGTGATAAATTATGAGTAGGAAACAAAAAGTAACTGAACCTATGATAATACAAAATGAACATGGTAATGTTTTAGCAGAGTATTCTCCAGAATTATTATCCACAATAAAGAATACTGTGGCTAAAGGAGCAACTAATGAAGAATTATATATGTTTCTTCAAATAGCATCAATGTATGACCTCAATCCTTTCTTGAAAGAGATATGGTTTACAAAAATGAAAGATGAGGTTGCAATCATGACCAGTCGTGATGGTTATGCTAAAATTGCTAAAAGAGATCCCGAATTCAAGAAATGCCAATCCATGGCTGTGTTTGAAAATGATGTTTTCAAAACCAAACTTGAAATGGGTGAAGTGGTTGGTATAACTCATGAATTTGGTCAGAATGACCGAGGCAAACTTGTAGGTGCATATGCAATATTAATAACCTACAGTGGTGGAAAATTATATTCCTATGTTGATTATAGAGAATATGATAAGAGAAATTACATCTGGAAGAACTATCCTACGGCAATGTTGAGGAAAGTAGCTGAAAATGATGTATATAAAAGATTTGCAAATATCAATGGTATCTCAACCATAGAAGATATGCCTTCTGGATACGCTGATTATGCAATTGAAAATGAAATTATTGAGACAAACAAAATAAATGGAGATGGATTAGAATGAATTATTCTGAAGATTTTGAAATAAGTGATGTGACTAATGAAAGAGATGCAGGTAGTGTATTTGATGAATTCGGTATTGAACCAGAGTTTGTTGAAGAACAGACTGGAGGTATTGAAATACCATTCGATTTCAAGGTAACTGAATTGAAAGATGCATATGATGGGGAATATCTTCAAGGTAAACCATATTTGTCTGATGTTATTGAATATGATTATGAAGACAAAGACACAGGTGAGAAAAAGAAAAACACTTACTGTGAATTAGTTCTGATTGATTCTGATGAAAAAGAAGCATATAAAATTAGAATTAATCTAAAATCAGATAAGAATGTACAGGAAAATGTACATAAATCATCTAAACTCTATGCATTAGTTGTAGGATTAATTAACTTAAAAAATAAAGGTGTATTTAAAAATTATAATCATCTTAAAAAAGTTAATTTAGACAATATTAGAAATATTGTGAGCGGGATTGATGATTTAACTGTTAAAGTTAAAGAAGTTCAATCAAACAATTTCTCATATAATACATTTGTAATCGTTGATGATGAATAATGAATTTGAAAGAGGGTGTACCTCTTGATAATGGAACATATGTTAAGGTGAGTCCTGAAGGCTCACAATTTCATTATGTTTTCTTTGAAGGGGGTAAGATGATTTATGAAACAAGGAATCCTGCTCCTTTAAGATTATCTCCACAGTCCTTAACTGGTAGGAAGATAAGATCATGTTTTCCAGAAAATATACAAAAAAATACAGATAAATCTTATCAGCGATTTGATGAGGTTAAACAAGTTCTGCATGAATACATTAAACTTCTTGAATTAGAGGAGCATAAACAATCAGTTCAACAGAAACTGGAGGAAGAAGCAAAAGAGAAATTAGAATGGGAAGATGCATTAAAGAAATATGAAAGTATTGATGACCCATTAATTTGGCTTAGGAGTATGATTGATTGGGTGAGTGCAGGTGAATCAAATAATATTATGATTGCATTTCTTACATATTGTAGTCAGATTATACTTGAACACCCAATATCTCTAATTATGTTAGGGGAAGGTAGTTCAGGTAAAAACCATATTATTGAAATTGCTAAAATGTTATGTCCAGAGGAATATTTTATCAACATGAACCACCCTACACTTGCTTCCATATTCCGTAAGGCTGATGAAGACCCATATTATTTCCACCGTAAAATTGTAAGCATGGGTGATTTGGGTGGTGATAATGATCATGAAGAGGTTGCTGATGCAAAAAATATTTTCAAAGAACTTCAAACTGAAGGAGAATTGAGTCGTCCTGTTTCAAGAAAAGTTGATGGTGATTGGGTTGTTGTAGACTTGTATTTGAAAGGTAAACCATGCCTTAACTATTCAACAGTACCTAATCATAACTTTGATAGTCAAGAGAAGAGTCGTGCAATGTTATTGACTCCACGAACAGATAATCAGAAATCTTTCTTTAAAATGATGACTATGATTGAATTTAAGGGAGGATATAATTATAATAGGTATCATGAAATCTTCAATTATTTATCCGAATTTATGCCTTTGGTTGTCAGGGGTTTAGTGGATAAATTTAAGAATACTAATGTCATTAATCCCTATGTCACTTGTATTCAGGATTTTGTTAAAGGTTCAGATTATTTTAAAAGAGATTTTCCAAAATACAATGCGATAATGCAAGTCATTGCTATATTAAATTATTCTAATAAAAAAATACACACTATTGATGGGAAACAATCAATATTTGTGAATATGGAGGATTTATTAATTTTCCTTGAATTGTTTAATTTGTATAATGATGCTATGCAGTCTAATTTGTCTTTGAGAGCCACCCAAATATATCAGGATTTACTGGATAATTTTGATGTGTATGCACTAAATAGTCCCGATAAGGATAATTATAATGAATTTGGTATTACTATTAATGATTATATGCTTCAATCTGAACAGAATCTTTCTAAAAGGAGTCTCCAAACATACTTTAAAGAATTACGAGATAAGAATATTATTAGAGTTGTTGGGGCTTTTTGGAAATCACCAATCTACCAATTGAATAAAAATCATAAAAAGAAAGTTTATGATTTGATGGACTGTCTTGATGATCATATGCAGAACATACTTGCTGATGTATATGGTTATGGTGTATTAGATGATATTTTAATTGAAAGTAATGTTGAGGATATTGATATATTTTCACAACACTCCCTGATTAATCCACCACCATGGCAGGATAATAAATGTGTTGGTGATGTTAATAGTAAATGAATATTTTGATGTATATGATAGACTATAAAAACCTCAAAAAAAACATGAAGCAGAAAAGGATTGACAATCTAAAAACCAACTACTCGATCCAAAGAACCTGCTTCTACAATGAAGGCAATGGGCATGAACTATGCCCACACAAAACTAATTGTTTACTAAACGAGGAAGTATCAACAATCCTCAACGAAATAGATACTCTCAAAAAAGAATCATATAATTTAAACGAGTTATCTAAAAGAAAAAATTATTATAAAATAAAAAAATTAGAAGAAAAATTGAGACAAACAAAAACAATAGCTGGAGGATATTAAATATGAAATTCAATCTTGTAGAAGGAGAATCTCATAATTCAAAATACCATAGATTTGTAGAATATTACAATTCTAACAAATCATGGAGAGAAATAACAAAAGAATTCACAAAACAAATGTCACAGAAATTATACACTGAAGCAATCGAGAAAAAAGATATTGAGGCAAGATTGTGATTGTAACAAATATTAAAACATTTAAAAGTGTGTTTTGCGGATTATCAAAGATTTGTGATGAAGTCAAATTCAGATTAGATTCTGATGAATTATACTGTTCATTCCTCAATCGTAGCCATACAATTTTCTGTAGAGCATTTATTAAATGTGTTAATATATGTGATGATGAAAAAAACACAACATTCGTCATAGACTTGTATGGGTTTGAAAAGGTGTTAAAGAACATCAAAAATTCAGGTGAATTATCAATTAAATTATCTGATTCATATATTGATATACTATATAAAAACAATAATTCAAAAAAGAATTATCGTTTAGGATTACTAAATAGTGATGGGGCAGAATCCAGAGAACCTCCAACACTAAATTACGATATGTTAAATATACCATTAGAATTCATTAAGGAATCCCTGAATGATATTAAACTTGTTTCAACAGAATCATGTGTATTTACAATAGATGAAAAATGGTTCTTAATATCAATAAAAGAACCAACAATGATGTTAATGGATTACAACAACAGTATAGAATTAGATAATCTGCATGAAAATCAAAAAGCAACATATACTATAAATTTACTTGAATTATTCCTTGAATTTAAAGATATATCATCTGAACTAATGGTTGGATTCAAAACAGACTATCCATTAAAATTGGTTATTTCAAATAATGATGCATTAATTGAAGGGGTAGTAGCACCAAGGCTTGAAGAAGATGAAGATGAGTGATAAACATGAAAGTATTATTAATCACAGGTGAAAGCGGAGTGGGTAAAACCACATTCGCAAAACACCTAAAAGAGAATTATAATTATAATATAGTTCACAGTTACACAACAAGACCAAAAAGAGATGAACAAGATAATGACCACATATTCATATCAAAAGATAGGGCTTATGAAATGATGAATAATGAGGAAATTGTAGCACATACACAAATAAATAAAGAACATTACTTCACAACAGTCTTTGATTTTAAATTAGACTGTCCTAATGCATATATTGTTGATGCAAAAGGGGTTAAAGATGTTAAAAAAAATTGTCCAGAATGGGACATTACAGTATTAAAAGTAATAACTAACGAAAATCATGCTTCAGAAGATAGGTTAAAAAGAGACATAGTAATTCCTGAAGACCATGAATGTGATTTGATATTAGAAAGAAGAGTTATCCACAAATACTATCTCACAAAAAAGAATGTCCATGTCCCTAAACCAAATTGGGTTGATGTATTATGAATAGTGAACATATAAAAGATGCATATTTAAAATTAGTTGAACATGTATTGATAAATGGTGACATTATCGATGATGAAAGAGGCAGTACAACAATTGAATGCACAAACCTTCAAATGCATATTAAAAACCCTAATGGAGGAATATTATACAATCCATTAGCAAAAGAAAATATACCAAAAGGTTGTGTGTGGAATGAAGAAAGAATCAGAAAATATAGTGAACAATTAATGAATCCAAAAAACAAGGGATTCATATACACATATGGTGAAAGACTACGAAATAATCAGGGTATAGATCAAATAACTAAATTAATTTCAAGATTAAATAATTGTAAGAATACTCGTAGAGCCACAGCAGTTACATGGAAACCAGAAATTGATTTTGAAGAAGAAGATGTCCCATGCCTAATATTGTTAGATTTCAAAATTCGTGGTGGGAAATTACATGTAACAGGTGTTTGGAGGAGTCATGACATCTTTGGTGCATATTTCGCAAATGTTCATGGAATATGGAATCTTATGAGATATGTAGCTATGGAAACACAAACAAAAGTGGGAAGTTTAACAACACACAGTATATCTGCACACATATACGAGCATGATTTAGAAGCTGCTAAAAAATTAATAGAATTAAATAAAAAAGGAATAAGGTGGTTTTAAATTTATGCATATTACTGATTACATTACTATTTGTCTTTTATTAGTTTTTATAATTATTCTTTTTTGTGCAGGATATTATACTTTGAGTTTAAAAATACATGTGGCAAATACATTGGGATTACATGGAATGGATTACTGGTGGTTCTTATTACATTAAAAAAAGGAGGTATTTAATATGAATGATTATGAATCAGTTAAAAAATCATTAATAAAAAGATACAATATTAGAGAAGCAGAATTTTCAGATTCAGACAATATTAATGGGTACATATACCATATCGGATTAAAAAAAATAGTATTCCCTCACACATTAATAAAACTATGTGGGAATGATAAATGGGTTGAATTTGTGAATTTAATAACAAAATATGATACAATGGAAAATTCGGAGAATTATGTAGTATATATTCAGGATTTGTTATTTGTATTTGATGATTTTGATGCATTAAATGAAAAATTGGAGCTGTAAGAATGAACAGATTTAATGAATATATTTGGTCTATTCAAAACACAGCACCATATTGTAATGGGTTGTTGGAAGCATTTAAGGTTTTGGATGAAAATTATGATGAAAAAGAGTATTTAAACGGATTGTGCGATTCTATTCGGACATCAGTGAAGGAAATTCAAGAAGTATTATCACAATATGATTTGGAAGAGGTGAATTAAATGTATGTTTATGAGATAGAAGTCTATTACCCATTTTACGAGAATGATAAGATTGTAATGGGACATGATGGGTGTTTTGATAATCATCAGTTGAATATTATTGTGCAGGAAGCATTTGATGAATGTATAGAGAAATACATTGACAAGTCAGTACTTGATAAAGGTGAAGAAGCCTGTAGAATTGAAGTTGGAACCATTTTTGAGAAACATCTTCCATCACAATTAAAAAATCATGGATTTAAGAATATTAAAATCAATGAAACCTGCTCAATAATGGGTGGGACATTATTCTGTGATAATGGAGTAAATAATCCTGTATTAATGGATAGATATAAAAATGAAGTGCTTCCTCCTTGTAAAAAATGCATAAGAAAAGAATATGTTGGGTATGTGGAGAAGTGTATTGTACCGAATACACGAAAAGATAATAGTCTACCTACTACTCGTGTTGTGAAAACAATCCCTATTAATTTAAATGAAGAAAAAAACGGAAAAGAATAATGAAGATGATTTCTATATCGAAATAATCAAATTTTATTTCAATAATTCAAAAAAATCATTTGAAGATAAAAAAATAGCAACAGATGCTACCACTATTATTTTTGATAATAATAATTTAGATGATTTTTGGACAGAATATGGAACATCAGAAAAAGAAGTGCATGAAGGGGACATTTTATGTGTTTTTGATATGGAATCTGACGAAAAAAAGGCTAAAGACCTATTCATAAATTATGGTTTTATTCTTCAAAAAGGCGAAAATGGTTTCTGGATAACTGGAGTGAAAGAATGAAAATTAAACAATTAATCAAAATACTTCAAAAACACAATCCCAACCGAGAAATAATATTCTTAAACGATAACAGTATATATACAATCGACCCAGATGACTCAGCTACAATATTTTCACAAAAATACTTAGATAATATAGTTATCATGCATCTTAAAAAAGAATTATAATAGAAAAATAGGAAGGTGGATAAAATGAAAGCTAAAAGATTAATTGAAATATTACGAGCAGTGAGTCCTAATACAGAGATAATGTGCTGTATTTCAACAGATGACCTTGAAGAAGTAACAAATATGACTCTCGCACCTCTTAAGCACAAAAACTATGAAATATTTTGTGTTTTAATAGCGGATGGTGATGATTCTTGTAGACTATTACTAAAAAAGAATCCTCATCAATACAACCCAAAAGGAGTGAGGAATAAATCATCTATTGTTGATGAGAGATATAATATGGATTTTATTAATGAAATGAAAAATATCGAACAAGAAAAGCCCATTCCAATAAATTGCCAGCAATTAGAAGAAGAACACGAAAAAAATAAAAAACTTGAAGAAAACTATTACAAGATTTCAGCAGACTTAATGCAAAAATTACGTGCGATTAATAAATTACTAAATGACTTGTATGAAGGAATAGATGAAAATTATACAGAAAAAATAGAAAACGATGATGAATTGGCTATTGTTCGTGCAGAAGCTCAATTAAATTTAATAACAAGTATAATTAACGAGGTTGAGAAAATATGAATGATAAACAACCTATAATTATTAAAATTCTTTCATTAGCTCAAAAACAAAAACATTTAGACGAAATAATGAATTTAATTTTTAAGAGGGGTTAATGTAATGTCTGAAAATGAAGTATTAAATTATTATAAAATAAGTCATTATGAGCCTTATGACGATTCTGATGATATTATTATGGGGCATAAAAGTTATTTTACTGATAGTGAATTATCAGTAATGGTTTATGATGTTATAGATGATTATGTGCATAAATATGCAGATGAAGATTTATATGATGATGAAAGACGGATGCCATGTGACATACATACTTTTGATTTATTAAAAAGAAGAATGTTATTAATACATGGTTTACATTTACGATATGGCTTTGTTAAATGTCCAATAACTAGCGAAGCATCTTTTGAAGTAGGATATTTATTTAGAGATGATGGTTTACAAAGTCCATTTTTGCATGATAAATACAAAAAATTACCAATTGGACAATGTAAAGAATGTAAGAGAGAAGATTCTCTTCTTTTTAAAAAATATGGTTGTCCAGTTAAAAATCCAAGAACAGATAAAAAGAAAAAAGAGATGAAAAAATGAAAGTTATAGTATTACAGAATAGGAGGAACTAATATGATCTGTTTATTAATAATTGCAAGTATCATAATCATACTATTATTTTATAATTATTATCATACTCACCAAATAAATAAAAAAGTAGTGCAACAATGCTATGAAAAGTGTAAAATAAACAGGTATGAGAAAAGATATTATGAAACTTTAGGAATATGGGAAATAAAAGACAGATTAAACATTACAAGACCAATAGTATCTGTATATAATTTGCCTGATGATATTGCAGAGGAAATAATAGATTACAGTTTAAAACTAATAGAAGACGGTGAAAGGAAATGAAAACCGTACATTTAAACATACATGATGACCTGCATCAGTACCTCTTAAAAGTTAAGGAGGAAGCAGGTAAAACAGATTACAATATCACCATATCTGATATTATTCGTGCAAGTATAGTATACTTCCTCACAGACCTGAATCTTTATACAAGTTCGGATAAAGATGCATTACTATTAATACAAGCACAAAACAGTTTATACAATGAACACATGTATAATGAGTTAAATCATTTACCATTCAAATAAAAATGAGGACATAAATATATTAAAAGAGAAGATAAAATGATATTCGGCGATTTAAATTTAGGAATTGATGAATTCTTTGTAGGGATGACAGGGAATATTGACCCCGCGAAGGTTTTTATGATACAATATAATAAGGAGAAAAATAATACTCGAGAAATACTTGATTTTATTAATAAAGAGTATGTCGAAGATTATTCTTATGATGTGTTACTACCACATTATGAAAGGACATGTAATAAGGGACATGTTTTAGGTTTGAATATACGTTTCACTGAGGAGTTTATTAATAATCCTGATGTAAAATTATGTTTTAATGAGACTGAACCTTTTACATTAAAACATAATGATTATTTGATGTTTGTGATTTCTAAGGATAATAAGTTATATGTTAGTACTGTTATGGAAATTGAAGCAGAATTTATGTTTAATAATTGGATTGTGGAAGAATTATGCTCATTCTTGAAAGACTAAAAGAGAGGAGTGAGTCATAATATTAGTAAGTTTCTTAAGGAGTAAGTGTTTTTTATGGTAATAATTTGTAAAAAAAATCAAAAGAATATAAACCGATCAGAGGGAATGAGTTGGAAATTATCGCAAAATTAATGGAAAATAAATATTATGATGAATCAGAAGTCACTTTTAAAGATGATGATGTATATTTCACAATAACAAACGAATATGGTGAAGAAGAAAATTTTAAAAACTTTAAAGATGCCTATTTTAAGATTGAAGAAAATGGGGAAGTAATTTTTAAGTATAATAATCCAGACCCATTAGAATATATTGCAGTAATATTCGACATATGTAAAATTGATTCAGTATATACTCATTGGTTGCTTTTAACCCCAAATATCAAATCAATACGAAGACTTCAAACAATCCCTATAACATGGGAATTACAACTACATAATTCATACTTTGCAAACAACCAAGTCCTTACAATGTCCTCTGGTGACATATTAATATTTAATAGGAAATCAAGAAAAATCCATACAGTATTAGAAAGAATAGATGAAGATGTAGAAGAAACTTTGCGAAAAAACGATTATATAATTATTGAAAAGGAGTAGAAAATTATGACAATTGTAGGAAATAAATACTGGGAAGAAAATGGTGACACAATAATAGAACCATTCGAACCTGATCATATACAACCTAATGGAATAGATTTAAGATTAGCAAATAAATTAATAGATTACAATAACCTTGGAAAGATAGATTCCAAAAACAAGATACCTCATGGGAAAACATTAACTTGTCAAAAGAATAGTGGTTTTGTACTTAAACCACATAGTTTCTATCTTGGAACTACATATGAAGAAATATCTATACCTCCAAGTTATGTTGGGAAAGTTGAAGGTCGTTCAAGTGTTGGTAGATTGGGAGTTACTGTTCATGTAACTGCTGGATTTATTGATACTGGTTTTAAAGGTCATGTGACTTTGGAACTTGCAAATTTATCAAATAATGAAGTTGTAGTTTATCCTATGCAAAGGGTTTGTCAATTAGTATTTGAAAACTGTATTTGTACAGATATACTATATAATGGGAAGTATCAAGACCAAATCATGCCTCAACCGAGTTTAATAAATTTGGATAAGGATTAATTACTTTAATATCCTTTTTTTCTTTTTTTCTTTTACTAATCTCCTGAAAAAAATTATTTTAGGAGTTGAATGTAAATATGTCTAAAATTAAGAATGTAGTGATTGATTATCGTGAAGGAAGTCGTGTTTCCTCTGCTAAAAGCTTTTTCGAGGATTATAATGTAATCACTACAACTTTGCAACATGGTGATTTTTTATTTCAAAATGATACTGATAATATGAATGTATTATTTGAGTATAAGACTGGTAATGATTTTTTAACAAGTATTAATAATAAACATATATTTAATCAGACAGTTAGAGCTTGTCAGAATTATAAATATCAGTTTATTATTGTGCAGGTTCATGACATGAAATCATTGATTGATAGATTTTTTTATCAATCTGGTGTTGATATGAGTATAGAGCAGGTTAATGGTGCAGTTGCTTCATTAAATACTATTTCTACAGTATTATTTGCTGATACATTATATGATTCTTTTGATTTAATGTATCGTCAAGCAACAAAGGTTTTTGAGGATAAGCCATTGACTTATAAGTTTCAGAAGAAGAGTATGAATCCAGCATTGAATTTTTTGCATGGAGTTCATGGTATTGATAAGCAGGTGGAAGTGATTGTTGATAAATTTAACTTGTATTCATTATATGATTTATTTAATTTAACAGAAAATGACTTAAAAACAGTACCTAATATAGGTGAAGCTAAAGCAAAAAACATATATAAAGCAATACATGGAGAATAATTAAATGAAGCATAAAGAAAATCGCATACAATACTTAATAGATAAATATGGTGAAACCAAAATTGCACCATACGAATGCTTATCAAAAGACTCACGAGCAAAAATAAACCAACAATACTACAAAAACAACATACAAAAAAATAGAGTACAACAAATACTAAATGAAACAAATACTACAAAACAGATAGAAACAGAAGTACACGAATTAATACAAAAAACAGAATTAAAACAATTATGTCCAAGATGTAAAGAAGAACAAATCATATCTACAATAATACTATTCATAATAAGAACATACAACAATAATTTCATTGAAGAAAGAACAAGAATCTGGAAAAAATACAAACTAAACTGGAAAATATACAGTAGAATAATCGCAAACCTATTAAAAAATATGCGAAAGAACCAACCAATCAAAAAACAAGTTTAAAAAAAATAAAAGGGTAGTTAATAAGGTAGAGAATTGGAAACCACCCTACCTTACAATACATATATTTCTACAACAACATATTTAAAGGGTTGAGTTAATAGCCTCTTCAGATAACCATTCCCTTGAACTATTACCTATAGCCTCAACATTATCCACTAATACACAATCCTTCAAACCACTACCTAAACTACGGATCTCCAAAACATCACATTTAATTTCAAGTAAATTCACAGTATTCTTCCAAGCCAAATCATTAGAATAATCTGCAGAACTCATAATATTTAACTTATTAGCATCACTACGATTCATAATTATAAATTCGGATTCAGTCATAAATACTACTTTGGAATCACCGAGTTCTTTCAACCAATTTAATGTGCCTTGGTCATAATCCATATAGGAAGAATCACTATCTTTCAAAAATGATGTCATAGATTGGGGTTGGCTATTATATATTTCATATGTTTCTCCAACTGATATTGGTTCATTATTATTGTCTGCGAAAAGTAGGAAATAACTACATACACAGCCAATAATTGCTACAAGAACAATCAATAAAATTATTATTTTATCTTTTTTATCCATTGTTTTTACACCTCTGGATAATAGATTGGTATAAAGTAGATTATATTTTTTATCATTGCACAAAGTTTCCACAAACTATTTCTTGTGAATCAACCAAATCAAATTTGTTCCTTAAAGAGTTAATCACTAATTGCAAATCCATAACTTCTTCTATCAAACCATATTCTTCATACAATTTATTACATTCTTGTTGTAAATTATCTAATGTTTCTTTTAAACCTTCTTTCATTTCTGTCATAATTCTCACCCTTTTGTTAAGATTGCAACACTCGGTTGGCTAATTCCTCTCATATAAGATAATTGATTTGACTTACTACGAGTTTCTATATATCCACAATATGCTGGTTTACTACATCTACTTCCTAAACTGTTTAAAACAGTTACATTATTACCATTCACTGATTTAAGTACTTCATAATGCCCATATTTATTACGGTATAATATGTGACAAAATACTGCTCCATTTGATGCATACTGGTTTAATTTATTCCATCTTGCTGAATCAGAACCTCCTAAATCACTAAAGTTTTTCCAACTAATTTTAATGTTCTGTCCATATTTGCGATTAAACCAAGCTACAGCTGTATTAATACCTTGATGACCTGTACCTGAAGTTGTTGTTCCAGCTACACTTGCTATTGTAGATTCTGATATATGAATGCCAGTTAAACGATAGAATGCTTGTTGTAGACTATTACAAGCACAATAATATGGTGTGCATTGTCCCATACCTGCACATCCTTTATTTGTTAAATAATTATGTAATTTATTATTGTTTGTAGTATTTTGTACTGATGTATTGCCAGTTAAATATACTATTGCGGGACTCACACCATTTTTAACTTCATATGCTGATACTCTGCGACACATATCTACATAAGTATCTTTCATATACTTCTTACCATTTTTATCAATCACATAATTTGGTAAAAAGCTTAAATCTTTGTTATCATGTATGGCACATTCTACAAATTCAGTTATAAGACTGTCTGATTGGTAATTAGTACCTCTTTCTTTAATCACTCGAATTATTGTACCGTAATCTGCACTACGGTTCATATATCCATATATATTTCTTGTATTGAATTTTTTATTATTATTAACAAGCCAGTAAGCAATTCTATTACAAATATTACTATAATTTGTATAGTTTATAGATTCTTTATCCATTTTTATCACTTCCTTTTAATAGGCATTTGTTGTTGCGATAGTAGCAACATTTTTCTACTTCTTCATTTTTATCATGTTTACATTCTTGGTCGCATTTTAAATTATACATATTAATCAAAAAAATTTTTTATTTTATTGGGGTTTGATTTTCAAGTTTTTAATCTTCAATGTTTTATTACTATTCCATATTGTGGTGTGGAAATTCCAAACCGTACACTGACTTATCCACCCATAATCAACGGATACAACTTCAGTATTATTCATATAACCAGTTAAAGTATTATTTTGTTTAATTATTTTACAATTAACATATTCTGCAATATTACTGTTTTTATAAATTGTATCTGTTTCATTAGAACCATTATAACTTACATATTTCTGAATATTTCCACCAGTGTCTGTTCCACTATCGAAATGTTGTGTACGAGTAGTGTCTTTTGCTCCAACACCACATCTTGTTGATGCTTGCCATTGTGCATCATATGTGATTATGAAATCCCCAGTAAGGTCTAATTGAAGTATGCTATCTCCTTTACTACTGTTGCTGGTGCTTGTAAATACTCCATCAACTACTGTATTAGTTGCAGAATGTCCAGTTGGATTAATCCAAGTATCAGAATCTTTAAAACCATATTTAATACAATCCTCAACTTGAAGTATGTTTGAATAATAAACATTCGTTCCAGATAAGTATTTGACTTTCACATTTACATCCCCCGCACCAGTACAAGTATAATTAAAGGAGGCATTACCAGTATTATCAGTAGTAACACTATCTGCAACCTCTGCATCATTCAATAATACAGTTAAAGCAGTATTCTTAAGATTAGATGATAAGGTGATTGGTAAATCATCACCAACCTCACCAATCAAAGTAGATGCACTAATACTGATTTGTGGTGATTCAGCTGGAACAACCGTCCATTTTGCAGTAACACTCGCACCATTATACAAATTATCCCCATCAAACTTAAACACCTTTGTAACCTCACCAATGGTTGGATTAGCATAATTAAACATTACTCTACCTTCATCATTAGTAGTTTTACTCCAATCATTGCAATAAACTGTTTTATTCGCTAATGGGTTGTTTTGATTGTCTTTCAAATATAATGTGCATAATACATTCTCACCAACAGTAACACTATTTTTATCAACAGTACAAGTTAATACAGAGGTTTTTTTAGTCCACTCCACCACAACACTATCATGTGCTGGTAAATAATTAGAATCCCCATCGAAATCATAAGTCAATTCCACCTTTTGAGGGACTGCTGGAGTATGAGTATATGTGACTTTCCCATCATTATTTGTAGATTTAATATTATTATACCTGTCCCTGATTGCTTTATTAGGAACTGGTTTATTATTCTTATCTAACAATGTAACTGTCATGATCAACATTTTCCCAGCCTCCAACACTGTCTGACTTGCTGAAACAATAAAAGATACTGGTATCTTAGATACTTGTACAGACACAGATTGACTACATTCATTATATGCTGGTGAACCACCATATATAAAATCAAGGGTTAAATTTAATGATGCTTTGACAGTATCTGAAAATTCGCCTTTATCATTTGTAATGTATCGTTTTTCATTAAACAATACTTCAGCCCCTTTAACTAATTCGCCATCACTACTTTTTAAAACACCATTGAAGGAAATAATATCATCAATATAATATGAGTCCTTGTCCAGAGTAATGGTTAAATTTGTGTCTAATTTAGTGATGTCTGGAAGTTTTGGTTTATCAACCATTACAGGATTATTAATTTCTAACAAATATCCATCATATAAAAAACTAATAAAATTATAAACCTTAAATGATTCTGGTAAGATACAAAAAGCCAATACAATATTAGTAACCTTATTGACAATAAAAACCCCAGCCATATCCTGTGCCACATTACCGATTTCAACAATTGGGGTGGCAGATGATACTTGGACAGTTAATCCACCATTATCATAACTTTGCATATATAATTCAATTGGCGGATAATTAACACTTTCACGAACCTCTAACCCATCATCATCAGTATAGACCTTCTTTAAAGGAGTGACTTCATTATAATTCAAGGTGTAATCATTATTGATGTTCTTTTTCCAATCACCACTACATCGACTTACAGGGACAAAACACCATTTATTAAAATTATTTCCTTTAACCATTTGTTCAAAACTAAAACACCCTCTTTTATTAATTATCTTCCAAAAATTTCCAATAAGTTTAAATTCTAAATAATCATCAATCATATTAAAAACACTCCTTAATATTGTATTTTCATTTCAACATAATCTATCCTGAATTCACTTACATTATATGATACTGTAGACTTAAGATGACTCTCTTGTGGGATAACGAGTAATGCAAGGTTGTCTGATTCGATTGCAGATGCTTGTTCAGCAGTGAATGGGTGTGTAATAGTGAATGGTAAGTATGTGTTCTTGTTTTCTACTCCGAAGTTTCCTTGAGTGGTTTTTTCATCATAAACTATATTATTAATCACATCTTTTAATTGTAATTTTGGGAAATACATGTGTCCTCCAGTTATACCTCCAAACTCTCCGCAGAATACTGTTGCTGTTACTGTACAAGCCTTGTTTGGTCGTGGGAATTTAAACACATTAAAATATATTTGAGCTGGAGTAGTTCTCAAATATGCGGAAACACTACTGTTATGTGTGCAGGTAATTGCAGTTGATGCACTACTATTATTTTCTCTTTTCTGCACTCTTGCAACATTCAATGAATCACTATTATATCCTTTAATTTTATTATTAGTTCCAGCAGCACTTAATGATAAAGGCACACGAGTATGGGTGGTTATTGGTGCTGTTTTACCTGTTATCTTCACAGTATTTGAATATGTTGCTCTATTACTAATGAACTCATTAGTGGATTCTGCGAATTTACATATGAATGTCCCATTCTCTTTAACAGTTAATTTAACCTCACCATTCTCATCAGTTTTATAGGTAGTGTTGTTAATTAATAATTCAAAATTTGGTAGAATTTCCCCATGGTTATTTAATGCTGTTACTGTTAAAATATCTCCTTGTAGCACATACTCAGTATTTTGATACGTGCCTCCAGAGAATTGTATATTCCCAATGGTTTTCACCACATTAACAGTATATGATTTTTCGCATGGAGCATAAGTTATATCCCCATTAAAAACTCCTAAAATATTATATTCTCCTTGATTTAATCTTAACTGTATTTTAGCAATTCCTGAATTATCGGTTGTTTTGTAATAATTGTTCCCATTAACGGTAAATACAACACTCCTACCACCCAATAAATTATTTGATGAGTCTTTTAATGTCACACTTAAATAATCTCCAACTTCAACGGTAGTGGATATTGCATCTGATAAAACGGTTAATGTTCGTGGATTAATTGTATAAATAAAAGTACCATAAGTATTCGAGTATGGTCCTGATGTACTGTTTCCTTTACCAATAACTCCTGCAGGTGTTATTTTTAATCTACTATTACCTGATCCATCGCCTAAGTTTAAATCATTAGTGTAGATGGGTACTGGAGGTCTTAATCTTTCGGGGATTTCATGTTTACCATCATTTGGGAATAATCTGAAATAATATTCACCATCATTCCCATAGTCTGAGCTGTTCCCACTGAATTTGTAAAATTGGACAATTACAATATTTCCTAATTCATAGATGGCTATATAATTCTGTGTTTTATCTGATTCATCACGATAAATATATGTTGTGGGGATTACTGATGATAAAAAGTTTATTGATGATTTACCCTCTAATGTTTTAGCATCTACTCCTGATTCATTAACCGATTCGACAATTTCTTCAGTTGATGGTGTTTTACCATCTTCTCCTTTGATTAATGACCATGTGTATCGTGATGGGTCTTGACTTGTTTCCTGCACATAATCATAATATGTACCCATATATTTTCGATTAGTGCTGTTTTCTGTACTGAAATCTGTTTCACCTTTATCATCATTCGCATATGCAAAATGCACATAACCATCATTTGGTGCTTGAGGAAGACTTGCCCATAATGCAGGGGCAGAATAATTACTCCACACACCATTTATTTTTAATTGTTTACAAACCCATTCATACCCAAAATTATTACGAACTCCTTGAGGATTTTCAAACCATTGACCATCATCATCAGCATCATCATCACTATCGTCCGATCTAACAATTATTGTTTTTGGTGGGGTTTCAGGTTGTGAATTGGAATTTGTTCTACAGAAGATATAATGTACATCATCACCATCTAATGCAGACAAACATAATATATTAACTGCCTGAGTTGAATTATCAGTATACTTAATTAGATTCCTACTCCACAAATATGGTTTCTCATCAGTTGTTGATGGTTTTACTGTACTCCACCCATCTGTTGGTGAATTAACATATTCATTAGATATGGTATATTCTTCATATATGTTCAAAATGCCCTTACTTTCAACTTTAAAATAGAAATATTTATTTACATCAGTAGAATCTAATAGATTATTATCATAATAATATCCAATAAAACTCCCACCTTCTTCATTTAAACCAGTTCCCATATCATCATATGCATATTTGATGTGCATATAGTACATTACATCATTTAATGTGTATGATAATCCATCAACAGGTTTTATTTTCCAAGAATATTTACTAATATCTGTAGAATCCACTACATTACCATCTACATAATATCCAATATATTTTTGAGGTTGTAAGCTTGTTTGGCTAATATCTAAAGGATTATTTAATGTACAGTATCTTATATGCATATATAATGGTAAACCATCTTTAGTACCACATAATAATCCTTGACTTGTTTCAACACCACTGTCACCAGTAATACATACTGGTTCAGAGTATTTAACACCATGATTACTTGTTATTTTAGTTCTACTCCAAATATATCTTCCAATAAGATGGGTTGGTGCATCTGTACTCCACCCTTCATCTGATTGGAGAGGTGGAGTTGTTCGTGATTTTGTTTGAATAAACTCAATATCCATATCCAAAATATTTTCCCCACCACCATTATTTGTACAGAATGGTTCAGTTTTAAGTTTAGCCACACCAGTATCAATAACATTCATAATCCACAAATATTTGTCTTTTATATCTGGAGGTAATGTAGTGCTCCACCCACTATCATCTTTAGAAGGTACATCAATATTATTATCTGTTAAAAGATAATATGATTCATAATTCATAGAATTGTAATTAGATTCTAAATTGTCTACATCAATCCTTAATCTCCTAATATCATGATCCATGATTTTAATCCTCCCATTTATATGTTTCTTTTTTATCATATACTGCAGTTTTTCCAAATACTGCTTGTTTAGATTGTGTTATCGCTCTTTGTTTTTCATATTCTTCTCTTAATTCAATTACTGGTTCTGGTTTATTCAACCCTATTTTTGTTTGTAATTTTGGAGAATTTCGAACATTATATTCATGAGTGATACTTTTAACTTGTTTATAATCATTATATGCAGAATTTTCAAATATACAATCTACATAATCACCAACCCTTAAATCTTTTGGACAACCTTTAACAGTTACAGTTAAACTATCACTACGGTCATTTTTAAATTTAGGGTTGCTCCTTGCTTCATAATATGCTTCAAGACCACTAATATCATCACTAATACTCACGACATTGGTGATTTCACCATATTGTGTAACTTTCATTGGATTACGACTTTCAAGATAATTATATATACTATCCTCAGCATTCCTTTCTTTCCTCTTATAAACCACCATTGACCTACTAATGAAATCAGATACTGGAGTATACTCCCAGTTACTAATTGATATAATGTTTCCATCATCACCTTCTTTTATTGTAAATCTTGGTTCAGGAGCTTTCTGTTTATGTGAAACATATAATCTATCATTTCTCCTCATTTGTTGCGGGTATAATCTTAATTCTAAGTCTCCAGAAGACAATATTGTTTCCATCAAACTATTCAATGATTTACCAGTTGCTTCAAGATTAATTGGATTTAAAATATTCCCATTACGAAAACCAATCCTCCTTAAAATCATTCTACAACTACTATTATCTTCGGTGGAGTCGTTACTCTCCCATAATTTTTCAGAACCAACAACATATTCAAAAGTAATATTTCTCAAATACACTTTAGGATAATATGTTTCATTAAGTTTGTTGATTATACTTACACTACCAGTAGTAAATACATTATTTAAAATAACTGGTGTGAATCCTCTAAAAGTCTTTAAAGAATCAGATTCGGCAGATGTAAAATCAATATAAATTGGGATTCTCTCAGCATTTTTGTTCTGAGATGTACTGAACTCTATTTTAACCCATGCTTGGAACGGTTTATCTTTATCAAATCCATTAGTTATTGATTTACCACCATTTCCAGCTTTATCTATAGTATTACCTTTATGTTCTCGAACAATCCTTCCACCCCATACTCCAGAAGTATCATTTAACATATTCCCATATCTTTCACCCCATTTATATTGCCTATATGGGAAATTTTGCCATTGTCCATTACTATCTAAATATTGCACAGTACGATGAGCTCTTGATGAATTAGTAGCATATTCCATGATACGGCAGGAAATATTTTTTTCAAATAATCGAGTATAAATCAAATCACTAAATGCCCAACAATCCCCATACCCTTTAGATTGCAAACACCCTAAACTACTGCATGTATCTCCACGAAGTAAATATTTATACTGAAATGCCTCATTGGTTATTGTTGCAAAAATATCGCCAACATTTACTGTGGTGTTTTCAGTATCGTCTGATGATGTTGAAGTATTTCCAGCATTACTTGCTTCATTTGCACTTGCACTTACAAGTTTTACTCGTCTACATTTAGCTCCAGCTGCTTTATCTCCTCCACAGTATCCACAGTAATCAGCATCACAACCACCTTTTTTCATGCTACAGGTTATTTCTCCTTCATAAACTCCTTTGGGGTTGTCTGTTAATGTTCCGCTTTTACCACAATTGGGGCAGTAATTTCTCCATGTTTTAGTGTATCTTTTATATTGTGTTCCATAGCAACAAGCACATGATGGCATATGATTAACCGTAATTGTTTCGCCAGTAGTTACACTACTATTATTCTCAGATGCGACATCATATTTAGTCATAGGTTCGCCCATACCATATTCAATGAAAAATATGGGAAAATCATTTAATAATTGTGGAGATGAATTATACCAGTCGGAATCATAAACAACAAATGATTGTTTAGTATTAATTGAAGAATTGTTTCTAATATAGACTCCAGTTCCTTTTAATGAAACAGTCATTTCTGTTGCTTTACATTTATTGAAATTATTTTTATTGGTCAAATCCACAGATATTTCATTAAATTTATCTGCTTCAAAAACATCTGGTAATGTATTAAGTAATGGTTGTTCCATTGCACGAAGAACATAATCTAATGCATAATTATAGTCAGGATAATGGACAACATCTCCATCTTTATATGCAGTATTATAATCTGAAGCATTTCCACCAACATTTATTTCTTGTGTACAATATCTTACATCACCATCAATTAATCTTCCCGCACATTTGATTGTTAATTCTGTTTCATCACTATTCTTTGAAACATTACTGATATATCCTCCAAAGATTTGTTCCATTTCACCATCAGAATTAATTACACTATAATTAATTTCATCACGATAATCAAAAACAAAATTTGTTAATGTTGTTTCATCTTCCCACTCATTATCATATAATATAGTGAATGAGAACTCATCAGCACCAACCTTTTCAGAATCAGAATGATTTGCTGAAAGTAGAGTTAATTTGGCATCTGCACTTAAATCAGAATCTGCTTTATATGTAGTGATTTTTTTAACAAATGCACTTAAAACTTTTAGATGGCTATCTATCTGTAATTTAAATTTATGTGTTCCTTGTTTAAGTGAATATTTATAAGTTTTACGGGTTAGCCATTTTGGATTACTCCTTATAGACCAATTCATTAAATTATCATCAATTGTCCACACAATATTATGATAATCCTCATCTGTACTTGTAAATAGAAATCCAATATCATAGTCCCCAGTTTCTGGTGCAGTAAACAGATATTCTACAAAGAAATCATTACTATTGTTACTTTCAATTGTTTCCCATGAATCCCATTTACCATATTTAGCATTAGACATGATAACTGGTGTGCCACTTGACCTTGAAATAAAATCTTGTTCATATTCTACTTCATTATGTCTAATTTCCAATAAAAACTTTTCAGTATAAACATGATCCACAAACCTTTGTGAATCAGTCCATGGTTTTGTATTATGTTTAGCTATACCATGCATTTTAAAAATCACCTAATAATTTTTATTGTTTCTTCTTTAGAATATGCATATTCGATAGCTACACTATCTGGGTCATCATATTCTCTACTTGATTTTAAGAATGGATAGAAAACTGTCCTATCATTCTTATCAATTTTATTTAAATGTATTTCTTTCCTATTTGGTCTTATAATTGATAATCCACAAGTACTATAATCATCATGGATTTCTACATTAATATGTTTGTCAAATAGAACTATGCTGTCCTTTGGTGCTGTTGGTTCTACCATTATTTACTCCTCCACGATTTCTGTTGGGATAACATAACTTACACCTAATTCAAATTTGTTTAAAACAAGACTTGCTGGGTTTTGAGAAGTATTCTTATCATGTTCAAACAATACTCCAAACACAAAACTATTATTTATCACACCAGATAACATATTTAATCCAGTCCATTCCACACCAACAATATTATATCCTTCTTTGGATTGTAATGGTATGTCATATCCTTTTTTACCATTATTTACTCCACAATTTATTAATGTTGCACTTGCAGAGCCAATTGTAGGATATAATTTATCTGATTGTGGATTGAATTGTTTTTCCTGCCACCTTGCACTTATCTTAACAATTTTGTAATCGTCTTTACTAAATGAGAAATTAAATGATGACATATTTAATGTATCTGGAGTATTGTAATTGCCTGAAATACCATCAATAGGAGTTACTCCAGATATGCTTTTGTCCCCACAACTGATTGGGAATTTTGGTGTATCTGATAAACTCCATGGTTTGAATGGTTTTGTATTATTTTCATGTGTATTCCTGATTTTTATTGGGGATTTCCATACTGTGATTGGGTCAAGAACTTCCAAGACATATTCTTTAGTACAGCCAATGTAATTTTTATCTCCTTCAAAGGTTATTTTAACATTATATTGTCCTGCGAGTAATCTTATATTCATATAACATAATCCTTGGTCATTAGTGACTCTCTCATAGGTTACTCCATTAACTTTATATGATAATTTTTTACCAATTAATGGGATATTTTCAGAATCAACTAATTTGAATATGTCTTGAGTGTATCTGTACACATAATTTTTCTTTTTAACATCAATAATTTTTGTTGTATCATTATTTACTGTTAAATTAATTATTGGTGATTGGGATTTTGAGAAAAATGCTGTACCATTATATTTTAATTGGAGTTCATGTTCTCCAAGTGTTTTTGCCTGATAATATAATGTTTTTGGATTTTTACCTATCGTTTTGGATAAAACTGGTGTGCCATTATCATATAATGTTACAGGTAAATCATTATGTGATGCTGAAGCTACCAAGTCCACAGTTCTATCAACATGACAAGTGTATTTTGATGTTTCTGTAGGGTATGTATCAAATAATAATGAAACATTTGTATTTACTGATGGAACAGTAATTTTTTGTAAATAATTATATGCTTGATATACATCATCACCATCATATTTTACACTTATGTCATAATCTCCAGATTTTGGAAACTTGATAATTCTTGATTCACCAGAACCCATCTCAAACGAACCAATATTTGGTATGTTTAACATAAGTTTGCCAGTAAAGTCATAATTCTTATTTACTTTTAATTCACAAGACCCATCATCAGATTCAACAATAAGTACATCATCAGACAAAGTAATATTTTCACCAATACTCAACAAATCTTCGCCAAAACCACTTAAATCAGGGTCGATTACACATAAAGTATACTCCTTACTTTCAGAACTTGAATATGTTAAATTCCCCATAGATTTAGCTTTAATATTATATAATCCTTGTTTTTTGAAATTTAATGGATAACGGGTAGAATCTGATTCTGTAACTAACTCTCCAATATATTTATTATTAGCATATATTTCCACTCTCATATCATTAATTATCGTTGGAAGTGACTCATTACTTGTCTGATAAACCTTAACTAACATATAATCAGTAGAACTATTGATTGGTACAATAAGGTTAGGTATGGTTAATTCTGTAATAGATTCAGTTACAATAGAATTAAAATAACAATTATTACTTTTAGATTCGCTGAAATGGAGTTCTGGGATAAATCTTGCAGAAGCAACATAATTCTGATTTCCCTCAACAACAAAATTATAAATCCATTCATATTCGTCATCAGAAGATAATGATGGTGTTGGGTCTACATATACGGATTCATCATTAACAATAAATTCAACACGACCAATAGGTTTTCCATCAACAAAACCTTGACTAATACCATTAATGTCCTTAACATTAGCTACAAGCATTACTTCATAACCACTATTAAATTGTGATTCAACAATTCCTTCACTGGTGCGAGTTTCTAATTCAATAGTAGTAATTACATCATAAAGGTAAACTGCCCTTTTTCCACGATTGCCATCATATACGATTATGTTATCTGGTGTAAGTAATCCTTCACATTCAACAGTATTATATTTATCATTAATCATCAAATCCACATTTTCATGTTGGCATTCAATAAATGGGTGTCCTCTCCACATAGTCCATAATGTTTGACCAAATTTGACAGAAATTTTATCATCATTATAGGATTCAATTTCAAAATCATTAAAATCATCTAAACGAACCATATTAGTGTAAACATAATTATTTGTTGATGCATCATAAACATAAAATGAAACAGTACCAAACAACCTATCAAAACCAACTTTTATCAAGTTATTTGAAAGGTATAATGTTGAATTGTAATTTTCAACAAACATTACACTTGAACCACCACTTGTTTGAAGGTCTACACCACCCTTATATTGTTGGAAACCATCAACAAGATAATATATGTTAGAAGTGTCCTCATCAATAGTATAATAATATAATATCCCTTCCTCTGATTTACGATAGAATAATAAATTTTTACTCGGTAATGGGAATGGAGAAACAACTAAATTATTATAAAAATTACTATATGGATTCGCTAAAATATTTTCATATGATTCAACATCTAAATGAGCGGTGAAATTAGGTTCAATAAGTCCAACATCATTATTATCAAAACAAACATCAATAATATATTCACCAGAAGCCAATTCGATATCTTTTTCAACAATTTCTAAACCATTAGCACCTGATTCAGTAATAGTTACATAATCCCTGTCAAAATGGAAATTAGTTGAGGATTTAAATACTCCATCAAATGGTTCTTCCCAGTCAAGTTTAATTCTCTTATTAAAGACATTGAGTATACGACCATTCTTGTAAACAACACAATTTGCATTACATTGATTAACAACTTTTCCTCTTTCATCAAAACAAGTAAAATCATATAATGTATATTCTAAAACATTCTTTCCAGAATTATTATCAATAATAGTGTAAACTATGCTATTCTGTTTATAATCATTAGATTCATCAGTAGGATCTGATGGCAAAATACAATCCCAGTAATATGTAACATCACAAATATCTTTCAAAGCCCATTTATTCCTAATATGTAATGCTTCACCAGTACTACAGTTAATCTCATTAATCCTATTATTAACCAAATCATGACTAATTTGACCAGAACCAAATAATTCAAAATAATTAATTAATGAATCTCCCTTATTTATAGTGTTAATTAAATCATATGGGAGATTAGTTTCACATAACCTTGCACCAAGGAGTATTGACGCCCTACCAAAATATTTTCTTGTTAAATATTCTACATCAATTTCACCTTTGTAAACCCATGAATTAACTCTCTCAATATTACTTATTGCTTGAATATCAACCCACCCACGATGATTCAAAACATCATCATCACTACATGAAGGACATAATTCAATAGAAACAGGTCTATCCATCTTTGTGAAACCTTCTAATGTTTTCCAATGATTTGGTGGTAAATATATGCTTAAAGACAATTCATCTTCCCATATTCCAGTTTTGGAAACATATTTACGATTTTGATAAGTTCCTTTTTTAACTGGGTTTTTAAATGAGAATTTTGGATTGTGGTGACTATATGGAACTTTTAATGGACCAATATGTTTAACTCTTTTTTCAAAGAAAACTTTAAGGGCAGACATTGAACTATTCCATTTACCAAAACCTTCTTTTGTTTTGCATTTAAAAAAGAATCCTCCACCATCACATTCTACTGCAATATTTGGAGTATTCACAGTTAATATTTTATGTGCAAATTCCAAATCCACTCCCTTTTCAGGTCCAACTCTAAAGTTAAATACATATTTTTCTGAATTAGTGTAATGATCAGAGCTGTTATTGTTTGAAAAGAATGTATGGAATTGATAATCTCCCTCATTCCATGAGATATGCATAAATTCTCCTAATAATACAAAATTTAATTTACCAGTGAATTCATTAGGATTATTAATTTTAATATCTAATTGTAGAGTTTTTTTATCAGCAGATAAGTGTTGATTAACTAATTTCATGCCTAATAATCCACCAACATTCTCTTGGAACTGATACTCTGGGAATTTCATGTATTTGTCTGTTTCAGGGTCATAACATTTAAGGAGAACAGGATAAACCCAATCATTACTTTCCAATTCATAAGTGTCCAAATCATATATCCAATATTCAATATGGAATGTTTCTGCAGGAGCAATTTCACCACTCCAATTTCTACTGAATACTGGACACCTTATTTGTGCATTGTTTCTATATTCATTATAATAAGCATCTACTACTTTAACATAATATACTGCAACTTGTGAATCATGGGTTGCTTTAATTAATCCAACTTCCTCATTATCAAAGGGTTCGCCAACCACCATTAACTTATAATGGAAATAATCTGTAGACTTGTCGATTTTTGGAGTAACATACCAATGATATGTATTTTGGTTAATTTTCTCTACTCTTCCAGCACTAACCTCATAATCGTCCAATTTATAATTATCTGGGAAATATAATACAACAAGTTGTTCTGTGGGACTTAAACCATTAGTAGTACGGATATAACAATAACTGCTAAAAACTTCACCCATATGCACCTCATGTGGTTCATCAGGTGTACTCCATGTTTCTACTCTTCCCTTTTTGTTAGGTTCAGTCATACTAACATTATATGTTGCAACATCATAATCTATTTCAATATAAACATAATCTAAATATATTGCACCAACATTGGGGCTTACATTTGGAGTATATGCTAATGTAACACCAAAATCATTCTTATTAACTTCTGCAACAGTAAGTTTTGTTGATAAATCCATGAAATAACGGCTTCTCTTCACAAAATTTTTATAAACATCAGAATCACTTGTTTCAAAAGATAAATTAGTTCCAACCAATCTAATGTCTAATCCACGAAAAATAGGATATGTATTATCATTAGATTCATCAGTATAAGATACTTTCCTATCTTCATAACCTACTTCAATACTATTAATAACTGCATCACGGGGCAAATCAAAGTTAAAATTAGTGAAAGTTATGGGTGCAGGTATTAATTTCACACCCTTACTTGAAGAAATATTGTTACATTGTCCTACCTGTCCTTCAGGATATAATAAATTATTTAAAAGATTCCAATCCTTACAACGAGGATTAGATAAGTCCTGAACAACCTTATTTGCATATTTTCTAATAATCATAATATTCTCCTATTGTGTAGGGATAGAATATGTTGGAAGAATCTCAACAACAAATCCTTCACTTGGTAAAGTTAAATAGTTCATAATTTTAGCAGGTTTTGGAAGAATACAATAACTTATAACAGCTCCAGTGTATTCATTACACAAAAAAACACCTTTTAAGTTTTGAACTTCTGAACCAATACTTAAAGTAGGTGTTTTAGAACCAATACTAACAACCAACCCACCATAACCTACTTCTTCAGCAACCAACTCTACCACAGGACAATCTAAGTCTTTAACAGTAATATCGCCTGAATCTGAATAACTAATATTTTTAATAGGAACAGCCTTTGACTTATCCAATGTATAATCTGCTTTAATATTTGACTTCCAATCATCACTACAATTAGACACAGGTACAAATTCAAAACGATTCTTAGAATTATTCAATACCATATCTGAGATGCTGAATGTTCCTTCTTTATTCATTATTTTATGAAAATTATCAATTAATTTAAATTCTAAAACAACAGTTGTGGATTTATTACTCATATAAAATCACCCTAAAATAAAAAACAATAAAAATAAAAGAAAAAAAGAAAAAAGTTACCTGCCAGTGTTCTTATTCACACCAGTCAGGTCAATAATTTTATCAACGACAATGTCACCAATATCCTGACCAATAGATTCATCAGAAACATTTGCTCCCCTCATATCAATATTCAAAGTTAAATGTAATGACTTATCTACTTTGGATTCTTCTTCAGGAGGTTTCAAACTGCTTCTTGTTCCAATACCTGAAACCTTTGGAGAAGTAAAACCATACCCTTGCTGAATAGCAGTAGCATCAATATCACCAATACCATCAACATGAGCCCAAACATGAGGAACACCATTCCAAGAACCATGCCTCATACTACTACTGAAACCAAATGCACGAGCCAAAGCCATAATAATCAAAGCACCATCATAACAGTTAAACATACCACTATTATATGCTGCCACTGGATCACCACCAGTTTTAGAATTCATGTATCCTTGATAACTTGTACGGCTAATAGCATCATAAATATATCCCTTACATATCTCTGGTATACCACGAACTGGGAAATCATCATTTTCAAATTTACCCACACTCAAATAAGGGTCATATATTGCACCAAAGTTTGTTCTCCAATGTAACAATGCCTGCCTAATATCATCAGTCCAATTAAAGTTCCAACCACCAGCATAACATTCTTTACCAGAATTCAAACAATTAATATATTGGGCTAAAAAATCAATATCATCATTATTCATTCTTGGCTTAAAACTATTGCTAATACCTGTGGTTTTACTATATCCACCAGCACCAAAACTACCTTTTGGGATTCTAATTTTAGGTGAACTTGAATTCATAGTTTTAATCACACCAGATTTAACTGGGTTGCTGATAGGTGTCCTTGTACTTGTAGTTGAGAAATCTCCACCAGCACTACCCATTAACAATGCAGGATTTTGGACTTTCCTCCAGAAACTACCCATATTATGTTCTAACTGGTTTATTTTAGCACCAGTTTGACTACGAATATATTCTGCACTACTAATTAATGCATTCTGCATACCATGCCAACTATTAGTTATAGCATGGATATGTCTGGTTGTCTGATTCTGCATATTATTCATTTGAACACGAGTAGTCGTACCCATTTTAGTATATGCAGATGAAGCAGAAGTATTTATACCATTAAATGTTGTTTGGAGTTTCAAACCCATATTAGAGAATGTACTACCCATAACAGTATCTAAACCCACAAATGCATTCTGTGTAGTGAGTGCAATATTCTGACTCAAACCAGTAGCCATACTTGCATCAGCTTGGAATTGTTGTAATGCAGGTTGATTCAACATTGGGTCAAGACCCATAACTCCAAGAGTACTGTTAGCATTACTGGTTAAACTTGAATATGTGTTGTTTGCAAAATTAGCCATTGTAGGAGCATAACCACTAACAACAGCCTCAGCCAAACCTTTAGCACTATTATATGCTAAAGTAGTGTTACTTAATGCCTGACCAATACCAGTAACTTCTGCAATAGTACTTCTCCACATAATTCCTGGAGAATGTATATCCATACCGTCCTTATAACCATTACTTGCAGATTGTCCTAATTGGTATCCTTTGTTATAAAAGTATTGTTTTTTATCCTCCATAACCTGCAATGCACCACGACACTCCTTATCCGTAGCTTCCTTGATTTTGAATCCTCCAACAAAACCTGTCTTAGCATTATTACCCATGGACTTACCATGGCTACGAGCATTAACTCCACCATAATTAAATCCATTAGCTAATTGAGTACTTATAACAGTAGACAATCCCATCATACCACTACTAATACCCTGTTTTATTGCCTGACCAATACTTTTCCCTTTAGTACTTGCTGTACTAATAGCATTATCAAGTGCAGAACTCATGCCCTTAACAGCATTACTTATAGCAGTAACCATGCTTGTAGCACCAGAAACATCAGCAGTCTTACCAGATGTGGCAGTATTGATATTATTATTAAATTTGATAATATCATTAACCATGTCTTCTAATTGTTTCAACTTACCACCTAAACTGGAGGAATATCCTCCAGCAGATCCACCACCAACAAGGTTGCCTAAAATATTACCTCCAGGAATCATTGAACCAACAACATTAGCAACACCACCAATAAAATCACCAGTATTATTACTAACTGCTGATTGGACTGTCTGAACAGCCCGATTAATGGATTGGATACTTGTAGCTATTGCTTGAATCTGTGTTGCTTTAGAATTATCAACTTGAGGAATTTCCATTTTATTTAATTCTGTTGCGAATTCCTTCATTGATGTAACTACACCATTTTCACCAACAAGTCCTTTAATATATTCACTTATACCCTGACCACCAGTAGTTATTTTAGATATAAAGTCAGTAGTTAATACTGCAAGTAATGGAATCATTGCCATACCGATAATGGTTAATGCTTCACCAACCACTTTTATTGCATTTGCACCTTGTTGTATACTGGTTAAATCTGGGAATAATGTACCAACAATAGCTAACATTCCAAGAGGTGCAACCATACCAATAATTGCTTCAGAAAGTATGACTAACCCAGCACCGACACCAGCAACAGCAATAACAAAAGTTGCTCCACCAGTAGCGAAAGCAGATGCGGCTATTAAAACTCCTGCAATAAATAATGGAATAAATGGTGCAAGACTATTTAATGCATTAGAACATGCTTGTACTGCTTGAATTCCCCTATCTATATTAGTTGAACCTATAGTATCATAAACCCAACCTAATCCAGCAAATGTCAATAATGGTAATGCTAAACCAATAATTGCTTCAGAAACAAGAAGTAAACCAATTGCAATACCTGCTGCCGCATCTTTTAAAAAGGATAATTTACCTGTTTTTAATAATTTACCTGATAAGATAACAACTCCACCAAAAACAAGCACTAATGGAATAATTGAAAGGAGGGTGTCACTAATTAATTTAAGTACCTCTGCACCTTGTTTAACTTGACCTTCAATACCAGAATATACCGTACCTAACCCAGCAATGGCTAATAATGGGACATTTAACAATAATACTGCTTCAGTAACAAGAAGCATTGCAATCAATAACCCATATGCTTCGGTAATCGCATCTTTTGTCAATGTAATTATGTCTGACCTTGCAGATAATTTAAGAGTAATGGCAAAAGCAACAACTAATGGCAAAGTAGATATTAACAAGTCAGATACGAATTTGAGAGTCTCGCCACCCTTACGGATATTTTCTTCATTGGATTTGAACATATCACCAGTTGAAGCTAAAGCAAATAATGGCATTTGTAAAAGAGCAATTGCTTCAGTCATCAAACCCATACCAATAGCAATACCAGTAGCTGCTTTAACTGCAAACCTTCCTTGTGATTTTAAATCCTCAACAATACCTTCTTTAAATCCAACATCTGTTGTTTTGCCTTTAGGTGTTTTAGTTTTGGTTTTGCCCTTACCTTTTCCTTTTCCTTTATCTTTGTTTTTACCTTTATTTTTATCTTTCTTTTTGGGTTTTTTCTTCTTTTTCCCCTTACCTTTACCACTACCAGTAGTAACTACAGTTCCATCATCAGAATCCTCATCAGAACTGTCTTTGTTTTTACCACGACGACCAATTTTACCTAATTTATCCTTAAGTGCATCAAGAACACCACCATTTTTAGCTAAGTCTTTTAATCTGTTATATGCTGATTTAGCATTCTCGCCAATCTTCTTCAAAGCATCAATAGTACCTTTAGCCTTACCACCAATACCTGCAAGTTTAGCAATAAGTAATCCTAAACCACCCATCAAAACATAAGAGCCTGCTTGAGATTCAGATAACCATGCAACAAATCTCGCACCATACTGCAACACAATAATTAATGCATTACCTATCCAATGTAATGCATCACCTATTTGATTAAACACTGGCTGTAAATTTCCCCAAGCCTTAGCACATTCCTCAGCAAATTTAACAAATTCTGGATTATTACTAATATCAATCCATATTTTAACTAATTCAAGCCATGCCGCAGTAACACCTGCCCACATGTCCCCTTCATTAAACTGTTTCCATTTATATGCCTGTTCCTGAACTACACTTGCATAATCTTCAGCATATTTTTGTCTTGCTTTCAAGGACACATTTTGTTTGGCTAATTCATTAGTGTGTTCCTCTACATGTTTAAGTCCATCACGAGTAGTGTTCTCATATGCTTTCATACCTTTTTGGAGATAATATGTTCCAGCATTAACATCAGATAATAAATCATATGCTTTAACATTAGCTTTGTCTGATTCTATACCGTTTTCTTGATATATTTTAGATAATTCTTGTTGATTTCGGATATCTATTTGTGATTTTCTATTTGCAAGGTCTTGTTTAACTTGTTTAGCACGATTATATGCTTCTTCAGCATTAGCAACATTACCATTGGCTGTTGCTAAATCCCTTTTTGCTTGAGTTAAATATTTAACTGCATCTGCTTCTTCACGAGCAGATGATGCATTCTCTACATGTTGTTCTGCAGAATTAACTATGCCTTCAAAATATTTCACACTATTCTGAGCATTAGTAACATACTGTTGCCCATTCTCAATTACATCATTAAATCCTTCAACTGCTTTTTTAGCTTTTTCACACTGACTCCACACATGACCTATAGCCGCAGCAAGAACTATGAAAAATGCTGTTAATCCAATGGTTTTAAGTGCAGCACCACTTGAAATAATTGTTTTCAATGATTTTGCAAAACTCATATTCTTTGCAGTAGCAACATCAACTTTGCCAGTTAATACTGATAATGTTTGATGCCATTTCAAACCAGCACTTCTAATTTTAACAAGTTCTTTCTCATTATCAAGTAAACCTAACTTTGAACCAATCAATGCAGTTTTAAAACCATGCTCCTTAACAATCGCACCATCTAACCCAAGAACATAAGCAGCAATTGCTCGTTTAGCAGATAATGCAGCAACAGTTTCAGTCTTATATCCAGTGATTTTCTTCACGATGGCCTTGGTTACTGCATTATGTCCTTTCTCTGATTTAAATAATGCAATTTCTTCCGCATTAATACTGAATATAGTTGCTAATATAGAGTTTTTCAAACCCAATTGTGCCAATTGTGCCAGCCCTAATTTTGTACGATACATAGCCAATACTGTACCAACAGTGCCAATAACGGCGGTTAAAGTAGTGAAACTGGTAAATAATTTAGATGCTGGATTCAAGTTATTAAACCAGCCAGAAATACTTGAAACTAATGATATCAAACCATTGAATATTCCAGTAATCGCTGGTGTGACAAATGATTCCAGCCTTGCAACAAATTCAGTAAGACGATCAATTGTAATAATCAGAATATCATTTAAACTTGTTGCTTTTTCTGCGAAAACATCCCAATGTCTTGAAGTACCAATTTTTTCCAATGCAGTAAGCAAACTCATTACATCAGTATTCTTACCATTCCAACCTGCGGCTAATAATTCATTTCTACCAACACCAGTTTCACGACTTAACCTTTGGAATTCTCCTTGCAATACATCTTTAACTGCAAGACTTGCTTCTTCTGCAGTTCTTCCTGCACGAATATATTCAGATTGAATCATTGCAACAATAGGCATGGCTTTTTCCATTTCTTTTGCATTTAATCCGAATTCTACACCTAAACTGGAAACTGTTTCACCTAAAGAATACTTATTCATTTTCTGGAATCTTGAAATAGTATTATCTAATGCTTTGTTGAAACTGTTTACTTGGTTTCCAGTTAATTTCATTTGTTGCAACATAGAATCCATTTCAGATTTGTTTGTAATGGTTTCTTTTGTTGCCTCAACTAAAGACATAACCCATTTTGTTGCAAAATCATGAATCATTCCTTTAGCAACCCAATTAAATAAAGATACTGATGTTTTCAATCCAGAAAACACATTCATTAAACCAGAACCTTTACTACGAACATCTGCAAAGGATAATGCTAAATTTTTATTTAAACCAATTGTTTTTGTACCAACAGCATTAATTTGACTTAAATAAGTGGCATAACCATTACCACCAGCAGCACCAGAGGTAATTTTGGTTTGTGCTTTTTGATTGTTGAGATAATTAGTATAATCATTATATGTTTTAGGTAATGATTTACGATAATTATAATAACTCTGTTTCAATTGATTATTTGCATTAGCTAATTCTCTCGCAGCTGCAGTCTGTTTATTCATTTCTTGAGTAACACGATTTAATTCCAGATTTCTTGAAATGGTATTAATATCATTTAATGCTTGCTTATACCCTTTTGATGCAACCCTTGTCGCATCTATGGATTTTGCAATAGTATTAAGTGTATTTCTTGCCTCATTATATGATTTATTAACCATATCCTGTGATAAACTACGATTATAACTGCTTGTTAATGTGTTTAAGTTATTTCTTGCTTTTGAAAATCCTTGTGATGCAGTTATCTGCCTATTTAAGGATTTTGCCATCGCATCTATATTTTTTTTAGCATTAATATATTCTTTAGATAATGATTGGAGGTTTGTTTGAGCCTTTTTTGTGGATTCTGTCTGGGAATCAAGACCTTTTTTAAGATTATTCAAATCTTTTTTAATATTTTTGATCTGATTTGAGTTCTGTTTTAATTCTCTTGCCATTTGCCTCCAATCATTAATTGATGTTTTAAATGAACCTTTTTTAAGAGCTTCAGTAAGAGATTTTAATGATTCTTTCGCTTGTCTAACTTGTTCTTTAAATTCTTTAGAATCTAATACGAGTTTTGCAGACACAGAACCTACAGGATAATCAGTCATCTTTTTAATCTCCTTTAAATATTTATTTCCTCTTTAATACTTCCCAGTATCCTTCAGCTACAGCATTCATAATATGTGGTTCGGCAACAGGAATGTTTTTCTCAAGAAACTTCCCAGAACCACCTCTTCTCCTTTCTCCCATCAATTCATGTTGGAATAATGCATAATCCTTATCTGGATAAAAAAACCCCACTTGATTATATTTCATACGATTACTTGGTGGGTTTTTTTCACCAGTATACCTTACTTTAATACTTGCACGAAAATCAGATTCCTCAACAACCCAATCCTCAGTACCAGATTCAACAAGGTAACCTGATTGTAAAGGAACATCTTCGGTAACATAATCAACAAGAACCTCCGCCATATTGTTAAGAATCCTTTTACGACTATTGTCTAATGATGGCATTAAATTTTCCAACCAAGGAGTAACTTCATCTTCAACTAATCGTGTTCTAATCATCAATTAAACCCATCTCCATCATCAAATTTTCAACTTCTGGGTCATTCTGGTCACTTGGGTCTGATTTTTTACCGTCCATTCTTCGTTCTTCTTCATCAATCAAATCCAATTCTGTTAAATAAAGGAAACTTATTGTCCATGTGTCTGTTTCCCAAAATTCTTTTAAGGACATACCTAAACCTTTCATTCTATGAACAAGTAATTTATATATCCCCAACATTATCTGTTCAAGTTGCCAAGAATAATCGCTCATCATTGGAGTGATTATCTTGGGGTTTGTTGAATCATCATCTTCTCTGAAATGATTCTATTCTCTCATTTTGTGCTTCAATATCTAATTGGATTTGTCTACGGATTTTGGCTTCTTTTTCACCAAGCATACACATTTGATAATAATTAGTGAGGTTTCCAGCAACTCTTATATCAATTGGATCATATTCGTTTAAGAATTCTTCAGCAGTGATTCCATCAAGCATCGCCTCAACTTTTTTAGCCATGATTTTAGTGGTTTCTTCTTGTATTTTCAAATAATCTTCTTCATGTGCTTCATCATGTTTAACTATTTGTTTTCTTAAAGATTTTAATTCATCAAGACATTCTTCTTGTTTGTCCAAGTATCTGAGAGCTAAATCAAGTTCCTTATCTGATGGCTCATCTTTCATATCAATAATATCTATTTTCCTTTCAAAATTATTGATTTTTTTAACCAATGTTTCCTCATTATCTTCCATGAGTTCCAATTCATCTTGAATTGGTTTCATTTCTTTAAGTTTAGCTTGTAATTGCTCATCATATTTCTTTAAATCTCCCATCGGACATCTTTTAAAATATAATTCTTTACCACATAATGGAATTGGGGTTTCAGTAAATTTTCTTGCCATAATAATCACAAAAAAGTATAAAAATTTATTAAAAAAATAAGAAAAGAAGAATAAAGAAAGTATAAAAAGTTATTTCCCTAAAATTTAAGATTTGACTAAAGCCACATTAACTGTGGTTTTGCCAGTAACATTAACTTGTTCAGTTTTAGTAGTGTAACCAGTTTTACTGATACTTGCACTATAATCACCAGCAGTTAATGATAATATAGTCTCACCGTTATCATCAGTATTTCCAGTGATTGCTCCAACAGTCACAGTAGCACCTTTAATTGGAGTAGTCCCTTCTTTAACAACAAATTTAACATCATATTTGGTGTCGGCAGAATTAGATGGGTCATCTACACCATAATCATATTTAAGGTCATTTAATGTGCAGCCTTCATTATCAGTATGTAAATCAGATAAATCAGTCCATATATCAACAGTCACAAATGATTGTCCTGGTTCTTCAGACACTTTCCATTCAACTGTTAAATCTTTAGCTTCATCACCAGATAATGGGGATTCTGCATTAGTTAAAACAATTTTTTGGAAATGGATTAAAGTACGGTAATTGTAAGTGGAATCACCTATTTTGCCTCCAACAGCATCATATGCAATTTGTTTATAGATGGATTCATCAGTAACAGAATGAGATTTACTATTACCACCTTCAAATTCAGGTTCAAGTTTCCTTGTTTTATCAGTCCATGGGACTTTGAAACTACCTTCAGTTTCTCTTGAACCCATGAATTTGGTGTTTTTACCAAACTCATCATCTTGACATGGTTGAGTTTCAGCATTATTATTGATACTAAATGAAGATTCAAGGTAACATCCAAGTTTACTTAACTCTTCTAATTTTTTATCAACATCACCATAATATATTGCTACTTGTTTAGGTTTCACAAAGTTAGTATTTTTAGCATAACTTCTTGAAGGATTAGTCATGTTAAAATTATTGTAATCAGAAAGATATTTTGGGTGAATTGATGGTTTTTCATCATTCTTAAAATTACATTCTAATTCATTCAACATTGCATTGTTAAATACTCTACCATCATCAACAGTTTTAGCAAACCCATTATATATAGTAGTTAATGGTAATTCAATTGGATTATCATTATTTGTTGGGTCTACAATTGATGGGAAGAAGAATTTGTAATGATATACTCCAGTTGCCACTTCTTCTTTAGTGTATTTTCCAAGTAAGTGATACCAGTAATCTTCAAATCCTTCACCATATCTCCATGCGTCCTCCCATTCAGGTTCACTTGATGCATCATTACGATATTCGCCCATATCGATTGAAGCAGTACCAGTATGTCCCTCATCAGTTTCAGTACTTATATCATTACCAGATTCAAAATCAACCCCACGAACACTCACCATATATTTAGCAAATGTTTCTTTGTCAAGGTCATCGGATTTGTTTCCAAATCCCCAAAAATGCCAAGTTGCACTTGGTGCAATATTAGATTTCGCCATTATTTATTCCTCCTCTTCCTTTTAATTTGAACATAATTTCCATTCAATTTAAGTCTTTTAATAAGGCTTTTCTTTTCATCTGGGACTGTAAAGGTCATACCATTAACCAATTCATCATTTTTCTCCATAATTCCATAAATGACAAGGTCAATGTCTTTGAACCCATTTTCCCCAATATATTTAAAATCCATAATAATCAATACCTTAATTCATAATAAACAGATACTAAACTTGCAAAAGTAGTTTTGGCAGCTTTATAACTGTCTTTATCCTTGTTTACATATCTTAAAACAGCCAATTCACTACCTCCCATGAGTTTTAAATCAAACCCTAATTCATCAGTACTGGATTCAATACTATCCATAACTTTCAATAATGCTTCATTATAATCCCATAAGTCTTTAATTGCTTCCCTTTTGTTTAAATTATCATCAGCAAGAATAATTTCAAGTGTCCGTTTAGATACATCACAACCATGGTCATTCTCACGACCCCAAGGACCAGCATGGAAAACAATACATGGAAAAGAAGCAGAATTTGGGGATAACTCAATATCGTCCCAGTAAATAGTGATTTGTTTAAATGATGGGTGCTGTCTAATTTTAGCCGCAATATGTTCGAGGGCATCTTGCACTTTACTCATCTACCTTAACCCCCAAGAAATGTTTGTAGAACCAGTTAATTTAGGATTAATATAATTATCTTCAGGATTATTATAGATACTATCCAAATATGCCTTAATTCCACTATCTACCTTACCAAACAACCTATCAGCATAATTGTTTGATTCTGATTTCGGTTCTTTCATAGGTTTAGATTCATATTCCCATACGGTGAGCCAAGCATATGCTCCAGCACACATCAACACATATTTCTCCAATTGTTTAGGATATTCCTCATAATGATTGAAATAATCTGTACTGTTTAATTTATCAATAACATATCTTTCACCATCAGCATAGGATTTATCCAAATCAGATAATGTATGAGTATAATCATGACTTCTAAAAACAATGCTAAGTATCTTTAAATCAACAACATCTGCCCCAAAATTTAATGAAATTTTTTTGATACCAGTTAAATTACTACTGATATCAGTCATAGTATAATTTTCATCAATCTCAAATTCAAGTAATGTTGTTTTATCTTTAATTAATGGTTGGTCTGGTGCAGATGCTTCAAGGATTGGCAATGTTCCTTCATCATCTATACAAAAACCTATTTTTGGAGTAATATTATCTACGTCATCTGATGATTTTATGAGTAATTGAACAACATCAACACCCTTAAATGCATCATGACATAAATCGAAAACAAAATTATCACCAGACCACAACAATAAATCATTCCCATCATCATCTAACACTCCAGATTCCAAGATGACGGGATATTGCCTATCGAGTTTCGCACCTTTTAAATAATGCACAATCTCATAATATGTTTCCATCTCCATAAATCATCACAATTCAACTTTATTAACAGTAGAACCATCAGAAACTACAAAATACTTCTTAGAATTAGTTGTATCAGAAACCACTCCAAAACAAGCACCACTACCAAGAGCAGATAAAATCTCAGCATCAGTAACAGTAGCACCAGAAGCAGCAGTAGAAACAATTTTAGCAGCACCAGAAGACTCTGAAGGACTACCTACAATAATATGTTCACAAATATCTTTCAAATTCAAATATAATCTTTTATCAACAATTTTCCCCTTACGGAATAATTGTCTAAAATCAAATTTCAAATCCATCTTAAAAAACACTCCTCTAAAAAATCTTTAAAAAGAAAAATTATAGGTGAAAATGGATCTACACATCCTCTTGCCATAACATAGCCTTAGGGTGTTTCACTCCAATACCATACTCCATCCACATCTCAACAATGTGATCCTTAGGAGAAGCTTGTTCTTGGAATACATCAACATTAACAATTGAACCCTTAACAGAACTGAATTTCTCATTAATATTATAATAGAAAGACAATGGTTTAATTTTCAAATCCAATCCAACTAATCCTTTAGTGTATTCAGTTACTTTATGCATTGCTGAACCTTCACAATCTTCAGGAGTAAATGATTCATTTAATGCTTTCCAATATTTCTTAGCACCATACCATGATGGTTTACCAACAAACATGTCAGTTAATTCATAATTATATCCTTCAATATCAAATGCTTCCTGCATATCCACAATATCTTCAGAAATCATATTACTGGTTTTCCATGAACCATCATTCAATGTAATGGTGTTTGCTTTAGCATAGTTCACCATAGTATTCAAGAAATCATAATTAATCATTCTACTCATAGAATATGCTGCTGCGTCCATATAACGGATTAATGGTTCAATAAGTTTATTTTCTCTTGTAGATTTTAAATCAGATATTCTGAAACTGAACCCATACCTTTTAGTATCACCATGAATAGATGAAATTGGACTAACTTTAATTTCATGTAATCTTGATTCTTCACTAATTACTTCAGGCTTTGATAATACACCTGATTTAATATCATCTTCTGCAGAAACCTCATCAACATATTGTTCAAAAGTAGTTGAACCATATAAATTAATTGGTTTAAACATTCCCAGGAATCCCATTGAAGGATTCATTTTCTCTAAAATATACGGTTCGATGAATTCTCTGCGAAGACATTCTTCCATACTTGTTACTTCAGCACTCATTTAATCACCAAAAAAATATTATTTTTCAAAGTTTCCATAGTATCCGAACAATACTTGGACTCTACCACTTTTCAATGCTTCTTTACCAGTTAATGCAATTGCTCTAATAGATTTAGTTGATTTGTCCCATTTACCATCAGAGGTGATTGCTACACCATCACCAGGTTTAATTTCAGCATTTTGTTCAGTTAATTCAACAGTTTCAATGATTGTACCATACAATCTAACTGTTGCCCTCCTCCTAACATATTCACCATCAGCTTTATTCTCTAATGGTCTTGCTGCTGCATTATCCCATTCAGGATTGCTTATCAATTTACCAATGAGTGGTTTTAAACCAGTTGCTTTTTTAACTGTTTTCGCTTCTGAATCAATTAATTCAACATAATCGCCATTAGCTAATTCATTAGCGAAATCCCACACAGGTGATTTTCCAAATACACCATTTGCATCAGGCTTATATGACACATCTCCCTCAACAAGTGCAAATGAAATATCTATATAGAAAGGTGCATAATCCCCTTTCACTTCTCCTTCATTACCAAAATTTACTACCATAATACTCACCACAAAATAAATATTATAAAAATTAAATATACTTAGGCTCTTCACCAGTTATTTCCTCATACATGGTTCTGAATTTATCCCTATCAAAACCTTCTTCATCATCTTCTTTATTTGGAGGATTACCATTACCAGAACCTTGTCTTGAACTAACACCACGAGGTTCTTGTTTAATAACTCTTGTTTCCGCAATAACTTCTAACTGTTTCAAATCAAAAGATTCATATTTACTACGAAGTTCATCACTATCTCCAGCCAATTCATCTAAAAGTTTATCTCTTTTAATAGCAGAATATTCATCATATTTTTTAGCTTTAGGAGTTAATTCCTCAAGTTTAGCACTACTCTTGGAATATTTCTTCTCCAAGTCAGAATATTTCTTCTCCAACTCCTCATTTTTAGCTAATTTTTGTTTCAATGATTCCAATTCATTATCTTTCTGAGCCATTTCTTTCTCAAGTTCAGTATTCCTTCTCATTGTTTGTTGTAACATTTCATCAGACAAATAATCACTTCCAACTTCACTATTATTCAAAATATGAGTTCTCGGGGTTTTAGTTAAACCAACACTCAACAATTCCCCATTAACTGGTTGTAAAAAACCATCTCTCTCAACCAATTCTGCCCTAAATTGAGGGCTAAGACCATAACCAGACATATCAACATTATCTGATACATCACACTTCAAAATACCATCAACAAACATAAAATTAGAAACAGAACCAATAACTTCATTAGTATGTTTTTTAGTCAAATCAACTGATTCAACATCTTTAATTACATCTTTTAAAAAGTCTTCATCATATCTGACTGGTTTATCAGTTAAACCATTTTCCACATATAATGAAGATAGTGGTTTAAATAAATCATACATAACACAAAACCAACCTTAAAAAAATCTCAACAACCATAATTTAGGTTATATCATGGATTAACTTCAGCTAAACGACCATCACCATTACGGATATTATTAATATTAAGACCATCACCTGGTGAAACATTCAAATTATTCATATCCTCATCATATAAACCATTTTCAACTTCCTGTATTGGATTGAAATCCAACCAAACAGTGTCTTTACCATAACCACCAATTTCAAGTTGAGTATTGAATACTTCCTTTTTAGTCCAACGATTCAATTTATTCTGCAAGAATTCTTGCATAAGAACCCTACCAGACTTATTACTATCTAATTGGACAACGGCAGTACTACGATTACTACTACTACTGGAAAATACTGCTTCAGGAGTAATTAAACCAACATAAACCTGTTTTTCAAGAACATTAATATATTCCTGTACTTTAGGCAATACAGTATCACCTACAAGTTCAACAGAAACACCATATGGAACTGCAACAGCCCCAGCTTCATGATAATTAGTCATGTTGTCAAGGATAGTCTTCATCTCATCAATGGATAAATTTAAATTCCTAACATCCTTGTTACCAACAGTAGCAATCATAGTATTGGTCTGCTTATATACAATTTGTGGAAGCATCCGATTCAACAATTCAATCATATATACATGGTCAAGAACACCACGAACAATACTCTTCGGTTTACCTTGGTCACGGAAGAAACAGGGGACAGTAATCTGTTCAGGGAGGAAATTAACAGTCTTATACTCTTCACTATAATTTGATGTGAAGAAATGTTTTCCAGTCCAGCCCTTATTGGTTTGTTGATTATATTTAACCCATTGTTGATAACCAATAATTTCAGTACCTGAATCATCATATAATTCTTTAATACGGTAATTTTCACCATCGAAAGCTAATTGTCTAAGAGTTAATTCATTATCAATAATGACTTTCTCATAGAAATCAACTCCTGAAATGAAATTATTCATACTAACTTCAAAAAGAAGGGATTTAATATCCCATCTTTCCTCATGCTCCTTAATATAGGCAACGGCTTCAGGATCATCACCAACAATCTCATATCCTGAAATACTTTTCATGACAAAATCGTGGAGAATACCACTAACTAATGGTGTAGCCCCACATTTTCGAAGGTTGATGATTGATGGTCTAACAAGGTCAGGTAATTTATCATGCCAATCAACACTATGGCAATCAGTATTATCATCTACACCCTGAACACCAATTTCCTGTTCAGTATTGGGTTCTGTATTGTTAAGAGTGACCTTCTTTAATGTTCTAAATCTATCAAAAATACTCATAATGTCATAACCTTAAATCTATCATTATTGTCTGGAATGTTCCTTGTTGGGCTCAATTGTCCACGAACACCATAAACTGCATAACCAAGGGCGTCCATCGCATGGTCATTGAATTTAACTGGTTCATCAAGAGTTACTCCGTCCTTATCAACCTTCCATTTGTATCCTTTAATTTCCTTAATTGTATTGACACATTTTGGGTGAATATGGATTTTAGTCTGTTTCACAGTATTTATTTTAGCAGTAACATCTTTGATTCCACCCTCTGCGGCGAAATCATTTTGTCTAAACTCTTCAATATCGTCAGGATTAGCCTTATCACAACAAACCATATCCAAGGATTCGGGGAGTAGATGGTGTTCAAACAACATATCCTTAGTCTTCTGAATGAAATCACGATTAAGCAATTCTCTCTCATAAACTTCATCTAAAACATAGCATTCATTATCATACCAGCCACATAAAAGGAAACAGGAAGGGTTGTTAAATCCAAAATCAACACCACCAGTATAGAAATCGAATGAATCACGAAGAACAACGGTGTCATAATTAGGATAAATTACACCAGAAAGTTTACCCCATTTACCTGCACTATATCTTAACCATAAATCATAATCCACATTACGAAGATTATCATAATTAGCACGGGTTTCAGGTGGGAGATAATAATTCTCACTATAATGGAAATGGGCGGTTTTACGATGCTCTTTCTTGTAAGCTAAATCCTGTTCAGCAGTAACCCATTCACCAAAACCATTATAGTGTGCACCAACATCATCATATAAATGGTACTTTTTATATATCCAATGTTCCTCAGATTCTGGTTGAACAACAAGTAACATTTGAGCATAATTTCCTGGTTTTCTACTTGCTTTACCCCTACCAAGCCTAAGTAATAATTCCTCATAAAATGCTGGGTCTTTAAGTTCCTCAGCCTGCTCAATATAAATCATATCAGCATTAATACTACGAACCTTTGATAGGGAATCCAATGCACCAAAATAGAGTTTTGATTTATTACCGAATTCAATGAATCCTTCGGATTTATTCTCGAAATATGGGATTTTCAAGTCATATAATAATTCACGAATCTCCTTCCAACTGGTTCTTTTCAGAGAAGGTAAAGTAACACGATAAACATAAACACTCGCCATATCATTTTGCAATGCATAGAATATGGCTTTGTAACATGCGAAGATGGTTTTGCCTGAACCAGCAGAACCCTCAATTAATAATTCACGACTCTTATCATCAATCCACTCCATCTGAGTGTTCGTCATCTCCACATTCAGGTTTACCATGTTTCTCACTCATTTTTGTAATATTGATGTTAATTTTGTTGGATTCTTCATCATTAGTTGAAAGTTCAACTTCTTGTCGATTATTGTATTTGAATCGTTTCTCAAGAAGGAATGCTGCTGCCTTCCAATCCCCTTCTACTTTAGCCTTATCAGTCACTACTGTTACTAAATCCATTTCGGCTTCAGCTTCTGCTTTAAGGATTGGTTCGAAGAATCTTTGGATTTGTGTACCAGTATATCCATGTTCTTGCTCCTCCTTCATCCATCTCTTCCAGTTACGATATGTGGAGTCAGCTATACCTGCTAAACCAGCAGCCTTCTCTACTCTTACACAACTCCTAACATATTTAGCAACTTTTTCACCTAATAATTCTGGACTCCTTGCAAGTTTCTTCGGTTTATGTAACTTATACTCTTCACTCATTCACACACCACCTTATAATCCCATAAATTAATCTAATAAAATGGTTGCAGTCTTTATTATGAATAATACTCCAGATAATCCAAAAATAGAGATTAATAAGTAGATTATTGACTTATATGTTCTTGCCACACTTGTGGTCTCTATCAATTGTAACTCTACACGACTCAAGTGTTCTAATAAATCATCTAATTTTTCATTGAAGCTATCTAATCGTGCCTCAATATCATTAATTTCATACCTTTTATGTTTAATTTGTGTTTTAAGTTCAGCAATATCTGCCTCGTGACAACATTGGTGCTTAGGTGTCTGACTCATTCACAGCCTCCAAATTAACAACACGATCCTTAGCCAAGAAACCAATCAAACCACCAACAATAGTAGTTAAAACAGTTTCCATACCCTGAAACAAACTCAAAACACCAATAACACTGATGCAAACAATTAAAATAGTAATATTATCCACCATGAAACAACCACAACCATAAAAAATATTATAAAAAAAATAACTTCCTAATCATATACTGCACTATAATATTCCGAAGAATCAACCAATAAGACACCCCCACACATAAGTACCAACCCACTAAACAGGCAAAAATACTCATCATGATGATTATCATATAAGACAATATCATCAAAAACAAAAGGAAACCTATGATTAGACACACAAAAATTCTTCATACAAAAAAAATCCTATAAAAAAAATCATAATACAATATACATACACTATAATATGTCTTACCACATACGACCACAAACACAAAGAAACATCAGAAAAAAAATAAAAAACAAAAACAAAAAAGAAAAAACACAACAAACACACACCAACATGAAAAAAACAAACACAACAATGTATGTCAAATTTTGTGTTTTTGTTTTTGTTTTTTCGTGTTGTATTGTTTTTTTTTTGGTGGTGGTTGTTTGTAATTATTAGCAATTTTTTAATTATTTTTTTAATTATTTTTTTAGTTATTTTTAGTTATTTTTAGCTATTGTTAGCTATTGTTTATAGTTTTTAGCTGTTATTAGCAATTTTTTAAGTATTAACAGCAATCATTAAAGTAAAAATAGACATTAAAATAAGAATAATAAGAATAATAAGGACAATAAAAGAATAATTAAGAATAAAAAAATAAGAATAATAAGAATAAATAAGAATAAAAAACAAGCAATAAACATCAATAAAAAGAATAAAACTAATAATAATATGGATAATTATTATATATCCTATATTATTATGTATTGTGTTATGTTAGGTTATGGGTCTGTTATATTATGTTATTATATAGATTATTGTTATTATTATAACAATTATTAGTATTGTATTTATTATGCATATTATATCCTCTTTTATTGTTGTTTTATATTCTTCTGGTTCTTCTGTTGTTGTGTTTGTATATATTGTTTCTGGTTCTGTTACTTGTTTAATGTTTAATACTGATTCCAAATAGGAACATATATAATAGTATTGGTTAAAATTCATATCATATATTTTATAGATCTGTTTATTATTTTGATATATTGTGACTTCTTTAAAGTATTGATTATGTTTAAATTTATATGTCTGTTCCTTATTTAGGTTACTTTCTAATATTCTTTTTATTGTTGTCTGGTTTACTGTTTCTGGGTTTTTAATATTGTAGCCTTTAATTTTCATAATATGTCCTCATTTATAATTATTGATTATTTCTTCTAATTCTTCTATATTCTTTGCACATGATATACAATCAGAGCAATTATAACACAAATAATTATTACAGACATTATAAATAAAGTCTTCTACCTTGTTTAATAATGTCTTGTCTTTATATATTTGTTTCCTTAATTTCTTATTTGTTATTATTTCCTTTAATGAATATTCATATTCGTAATAATTTTTTGGATCTGCTTTTATAGAATAATAATAATTTATATATTTATGATTCAGATTTGAATAATATAAACCGTCTTCCTTTATAAAGTCGTCTGAAACAAATATTCCTCTTGGTGTTGCTACTGCCCATCTGCAACTTGTAGCTTGAGATAAAATATCTATTCCTGCTTTGTTTGCTTTTATACCATTCCTATATTTTCTTATATAAGTGGCGGTGTCGTTTAAACCTTTTTCAAGTGTTAGGTTGCTTATGGTTCCATTCATAAAATATACTGGTTTTCTGCCTGTGTATTCTGTAATATTTGGGTTATTCTTCTTAAATGGGTGTGTCTGTCTTTTATTCGTGCTTCCTTTGCTGGTTATTCTAAAATGTACTATTTTTTCATAATTCTTATTATTGTATTTCTTAAATTCTCTTAAAAATTCGTTAAATTTCATGAATCCTTTTTTATAATAAACCTTGCCATTTTCTATTATGGCATATCCTCCGCCGTCTGGGTTTGTTTCCCATGCTTCTTTAAGTTCGTTTTCATTAATTTCAGTTCCTATTTTTGAATAAATAATTACACACATATTTAATAACTCCTTACTGGTCTGTAAATGTCTTGAATATATTTTTCTTCAATCTTGATTCATATCATACAAGTATTTTTATAAATAATTGTCTTTTTCTCAAATGATTTAATATCGTCTAATATTTGAGTATTATATAATGATTCATCAAATTTATTTAAAAATTTTCTTAACATAGTGTTAGAATATCTTCTATTTTTGCATATTTCAGTAACTTGTTTAATTGATAATTTATTACTGTAATTTATTAATTCAGCAATAAAATAAATCCTTGAGCCTATAAGTTCAGGGTCTGTTGATGCACAAAAACCGCGATACTCTATAGTTTCACTATGTTGTAGGTTTACTAAAACTTCGTGGGTTTCGTCGTCATATTCTAATTCTTCTAATGTTTCAATAGCTTCTGATACATAATCAATATTTTGACGGCACCAGTTGTCCCAATCCTGGCGGTACCTACCTGATACTTTAAAAAGGCACCTTTGCCACATGCTGCATAAAACAATAAATTTACAAATGTTTTCTGTGCTGTCATGGAACCAGTCCATTATATCGTAATGAATATGTAAACCTGCACCGTTTCCACATTCTGCAGATATATTATATAATAATTCTTCAGCTTTTTCTATTGTTTCATTAATATTTAATGCTGGAGTTATAAAGTCTACTCCACCATTATCTATTATACTTCCGTCATAAGTAGCTATAATATTTTTATAACTGCTCCTATATTGTTTAATGTTAATGTTTCCGTTTTTTACTTCGTTTAGTAAGCTTCTTAAGCTTACATAGGTTAATTCTATTTCTGCTCCTACTTTTTTAGTTGCGGTTTCATCTACAAATATATTATATGAATGATAGCCGTATAAAAAATCGTTAAGGTTACAACACCTTAATAATATACTTTCGTCATTTAATCCTATATTTTCTATTATTTGCCTATATACCAT